TTATACAACTGTTATACGGTATAACACTATGCTATCGGATGCCCAAGTAAAGTCATTAAAACCTAAAGAATCTAGATATTCAGTAGCAGATGGGGAAGGATTAAACATTTCCGTTTTTCCTAATGGAAAAAGAAATGGGTTTTGTCTTATCGCCAAAATGGAAAGCAAAATCAAAAGATGTTGGGTGAATATCCTATTATGGGATGTAAAGAAGCACGCCAACTAGCAAGACAATTAAAATTAGAATATCAGGGCAAGGTCGCCAATTCTCCACCAGTCCATAAGGTGGTTGAGGAATGGTTGAGTATCATGAAATCACAATGGACCAGCAAAAATACTATGACACAGTCGAATATCGACTTGCATATCTAACCGAGGATTTTAAAAATCTTCCAATTAATGAAGTTGAAAGAAAGCACATCTCGAAGAAAATTAAAGAAATTGTTGCAAAGGGTACTTTAGAAACAGCAAGCCGAGCATTAAGACTTGGAAAGCAAGTATTTGATTTTGCAATTGCCTCAGATTATACAGATCGTAATCCATGTACATTAGTAGAGGATGTAATACCTGAATATGAATCTGACAGCCATCCTTGTTTACCTGTGAGTGAAATGCCAGAATTCTTTAAACGCATGAAAGCGAGTCATTCTAGCTCAATAGTAAAAATGGCCATGCTTTTAGTTTGTTATACCGGAACCCGAATAACAGAATTGTTAAAAGCTAGGTGGGATACTGGAGAGATAGATTTTGAAAACAAAGTCTGGATAATTCCTGCAGAGCGAATGAAAAAAAGAAAAGAATTAATGGTCCCACTGGTACCGCAAATCTATGCTTTGTTTAAGGAACTCGAAAGCGTCAAAACAGATGATGGGTACATATTTAAAAAACGTGGAAAACCTTATGAGCACATGACATCTGAGTCGGTTCTCACAATGATAAAAAGAATGGGCTACACAGATAAAATGGTTACTCATGGTTTTCGTTCATTGTTTTCGACTCATGCTAATGAAAGTAAATTGTTCCGTGGTGAGGTTATCGATTATCAAATTGCCCACGTGAACAAAACAACAAAAGCAGATAAGACAAGTAAAATTTATAACCGTGCCGAATATTGGGATGAGCGAGTAGAGGTTATGACTTGGTATGCGAATGAAGTAGAAAATTGGATTGGTACTAACTCATGAACCAAAGTTTATTTGTCGGTTTTTGGAATATAAATTTATCTCCTCCTATAGGAAATAGATGGAATAAATCAAAAGTTGATAAAAAAATAAAAGTTTCTAGGGTAATTCAAGGGCTCTTGAAACTCGATTTTGATTTTTTATGTCTTTGTGAGGTTTCACCTGAGGATATGGAGTTTATAGATAATAGTATTCAACTTATTGGGATGGGCTATGATTACAATATTTATCGAAAAAATTATGGAGGCTTATATTTTGATACATGTGTAATATTTAAAAATACTTTTGATTTTGTTCAATCAAAAGTAGAAGTCGATGGTGAAGAAAAGAATAAGCTTAAAGTCTTTCAAAATATGAATTTCTAAGTGGGCACTTAGAAGAAAGAATTATATTTTATGTTACTCATTGGTTATCTCAATTAAATGATAATAAGGAAAAAAGAAGAACAGTCGCATCATTTATTAAAAAGATACTAATGATGAAAAAAATTTTTCAATAAAACGAAGTTTGTTGTTTTAGGGGATTTTAATGTTGAACCTTATGATTCGGCAATATTAGAGGGGTTAAGAAGTACTAGGGATCAAAAAGTTATCTCTAATAATTCTTCACTGTTTTACAATCCTTTTTGGAAATTTTTACAAATTAAGGAAGATCAACCCTCAGGTACCCATCACTGTACTAAAAATGAGTTCCATCACTGGCACATTTATGATCAAATCTTAGTTTCAGGAAACTTTTTCCGTGATGGATGGAATTTGGATGATAATCTAGTTCTTGTCTTTGATGATAAGATGATTAGTTCTTTACATAATGATTCATTTAGTAACCCTTCAGATCATTTGCCTATCTGTCTAAAGTTGGAGAAAACAAAATGCATTTAGATTTAAGTTTAGCAGTTGAAGAGGGTATGCAATCCTCTGTAACCAGAGACAAAAGTATTGAAGAAATTGATAATGTATTATTTGAAGTAGACCAAGCAGTTAAGAAAGCAACAAATAATAAAGTTGAATTTGGTTGGAGAAAAAAAGGGTTTAATACGTTAGGTTTATTAACGGGTCTTACTTCACTTCCAATTACAGATGTAAAAATTGAATCTCAAGAGCCTGAGTCGCGTGTTCTCTATGTTTCTGCAACAGATGACAAAACACAAAGATTTGATATAACAATATTAGTGATAAGTCCTGATGGCTTCCCATGTGAAATGAATGTTAACGGCAACAAGCTTATATCACATGATGCTGAATCCTTATTAGAGCAATTTAAACCCTTACTTTCTAGTGCTTTTGTTGGAGATAAAATAAGAAAATTAATGAAAAAAGGCGCTTAATTAGCGCCTTAAATTTTGAATCTAATCATAGCAAGTAATTATGAAAGCAATTTTTGTAGGTTTTAAATTGAACGAATTTCTAATGTATAAAATTGATAAATGGGTAAATCAAAATGGGTAATAAATACTACGATCAATTAGTAAATAATGATTCTCATTTTGAAATTACGTTTAATGATTTTGAGGAGTTTATAACTTTTATTCGTCCAGATAAATTACATGTAAAAGATCTTATGACTCAATTAAGATTGGAATTTAACCCATCAGCTGTTAATTTTCCTTTTTTTAAGATAAAAGATTTTAAAGGGTATAGTACATTAGACAAGTCGATCATTTATCGGGGACATGGAGAAAGTGATTGGGATTTAAAACCAACCTTTTATCGTAATAAAAAAAAATATTGGGTGGGTTAAGACAAATTGGAGTGTAGATCAAAATTATGAGTCAGAAATTTTATTGAAATTCCAAGATTCCTGTGATTTAGCTGGTGTTCAATTACCATCAGATAATGATCAATTGAGAAGAAGACAAAAAAATAAGTTAAGTAAATATAGGAAATCGTTTGGAAGAGATCAGCTAGATTGGTTTGATGATGATTTTTTGAGTTAGCTGTATATGCACAACATTATGGAGTTGAAACTAGATTGCTGGATTGGACCAAAAATCCGTTTGTAGCTAGTTATTTCGCTTGTTCTCATGCACTCAAAATGAATTATGATCCAAATTCAAAATTTTGCATTTGGGTATTAAATTCTGAAAGTATTACAAATGAATTGAATCAAGTACTCGAAGTGCTAGATCCACCTAAAGGCCTTAATCAGCATATTTCTCATCAACAAGGTGTCTTAACTTACACAAAAAATCACATCAAAATCTTTAATAAATTTGGAACTCGACCATGCTTAAAAGATATTCTAAAGTATTATGAAAGTGGTTACAGGTTATTAAAAATAACTTTAGGATATGAATTAATCGTTGAATTATTTAATTATTGTAATATTCATAATTTCAATGCATGTCACTTATTTCGTGGTGCCAACGGTGCTGCAATGCACACCACTGATTTATTAAATTTTGATGACTATAAATATCCTATAGAAGATTAAAGGCGCTTATTTAGCGCCTTGAATCTCAACTTTAATCTTTGCTACTGATTGAGATGTCCAACCCTTATAAGTTTTGGATTCTCGATCAGGCGGGAATTTCTCCAAATAATATTTTTTAAAAGTATTTGGAGCCATTCCGAGTTCTTTAGCTAATTGTCTTAAAGAATACCAAGACATTTAAATCTCCTGACTTTCCGCTTTAACTTCTTTCAGTGATTCAATTGACTTAATCCAACTTAAAATGTGTGGCTTAGTTATTTCATCCTGACCGTGAAACCAGTAGAACTTTTTTTCTTTTTCAAGAACGTAATAAGGTTCACCAGATCCATTAGGCACAAGAAAATAATGGGTAGCATCTTTGGGTGCTGATTCAAGTATTTCTAATTCACTCATCCCTCAGCTCCCGATTCAATATCCAACTTCATTGCACCTTCTTCTGGATATTCGGTCATCCAAAAGTAATAGCCTTTTCCACTGTGGCCATCTTCAAAGAATTTAATTGTTAGTTCAGTATCAAGTTGATCTAAATCTTTCTCACCATCTGGATTTACAAATTCGAGAAGGCTTTTTAGTTGATGACCGCTAAGTGTTATGCTCATTGTTCAGCTCCCGATACGTTTGGCACACTATGAAAATGCATCCAGTGAGAAGGTGGGTCATTATAATAATTTGCCCATACACTATTTAGATCTTCATCAATAGTTATATAGTCTTGTTCTGGAGTAACATCTGGCGCATCATCCCAACAAATAAGTACCATTATGTCTGTAGGTGGCTCTTCATCTTTTACGCTGATCCAAGTGGGCCCAGCTTGGGCTTTTGCTGCAGCCCAAGCTTTTGCACTTGTATAAAAGTCAGCTTCATATTCAGGGCTTCCATCTTTGGCCCATTTATATGCAATTGGGTCATCATTTTTATACCAATCAGCATGAGCTTGCATTTCCTTTTTCCAAAGTAACCAAGCTTTATTTGTCACTATATTAAAATAGCCATTCATGGTTTCACTAAATACAAGAATGTCATTTTTTCGAATATTGCTTTCTTGCTTGAAAGTTTCAGTTTTTTTGAAATTTTCTTCAAAAAAAGCACGGTCATAAAAATCATGAATTAGCTCCCATTCTGCTTGAATAAAGAGCTTTATTACTTTCGACAATTTCTTCACATTCTTTTTGACTACCAACGAAGAAATAATCTTTTTTCAGTTCACCAGCCTCAAATTTAGCTACCCAAGTACCGTAGACCTTTTCGGCTGAGATATATGCATAGCGTTGCTTTGTGATTGAAATGATATCTTCAATGTCTAAACAATCACCCAAACAATTAAAGTATTTTTCTTTATTTACGCAATTTTCAGGCTCTTCATTGTCTTGCCACATAGTTTTAATTTGGTCTTCAACAATTAGAACTGAACCTTTAGGCAAATTATGATCCTTGGCTTTATTCCAGAATTCCCACAGTTGTCGAGTTTGTTCGATCATAAAAAAGACTTGGTTATCTTCTATTATGGAATAAGAAAAAAAGTCCCGATTTGTATAAGAAGCTGCGAGATCAGGAACAAACCATAGCTCCATACTGTCTTTTTAAAAACTTCTACTTCGAGGAAATTATTGATGCAATTTTAGACATTGATAAAAAAAGAATTTATGTTGGTATTCATACATATGATCAAGAAATTTGCTTACTCTCTGATCGTAGTTTTGTTGATTATGGTCCAGCATTGCCAAATAATTTTTTTTGCTTTGCATTTAATCTCAATAAAAATACATTTCTAAGTTTTATGATTTTTGAGAATACTTTGGAGAATATTAAATTATTCTGCCCAGAAATGGCTCCTGTAATTGATGATCGAAACTTAACGATTGATGTAATGAGCCTTCTTCCACCAAGAATTGAATTGCTAGTAAGTAAAAATAATATAGAAGCTTTGAGAGGTTACAATACTCAGGTTGTATATCAATGTCATAACCACTTCTTTAGCGCATCTACTTCTTTTCTACTAAATAATTAATGGAACCAAACAAAATTAGTTTATTTTCTTAAAATCATAATTAAAGTTCTTCTAAGATTACGGAACTTTAATTATGTATTTTTGCTTGTACAGTTGGGGCAAAATAATGCCCAATAATAAAAGTCGCCGTCAGTGGAGTGAATTTTTCTCTAATAATAAAAGACAGGAACTCTTTAAGGATTTCAGTATTTCATTAGGCAATGAAAAAACTAAAAAGCAAAAGTCTAGCTCATCTAAACATGTGTTTTTCCCTTGCCATGTAGAAAAAGAATATGAGGGTGAAAACGGTGAAAATACTATATATAGGGGAAGCACAGGCGGTGTTATCATTTCTGGTAAGCAATACATCACAATCAAATTGCCTTATGGATTAAGCGCTAACGAGATTTGGCGGGCTACACTTGATCAGAACGGAAAGCAAAGAAATAGTCTTTCATTAGGTGCTAAAAAATATAAAGACAAGGTTCAAAAGCAATATGGACCTATGTTTAGGGCACTTAAGTTAAAAGCTATCGATCAACTTTGTGAAATACGATTAATTGTTCAGCCACCACTTAAAACTCGGTCTTACAGTGCAAAGACTTATCCACGATTTGATATTGATAACTATCCAAAACTACTAATTGATAGTGTCAAAGGTGATGGCTTGTTATTCAAAGACGACAATATTTTCATAAGTGAACAAATCAAGCTGGCAGAACCATGTGAAGAGGGTTGTGTCTGGCTTTCCTGTGTTTTTACTGAAGAAACTGATTGGTTGTCAAAAACTGTAGATTTTGATTGGTTAGCTGGGAGAAGCATTTAAATGGCGAAAAAGAGCGATTTGCAACGTCGAGTACTTATTGGAAGAAAACTTGCAATGGCGCGTGATATGGCTCAATTACGTCAAGAAGACGTAGCATTAGAGATATTTGGTACACCACATAAAAACCGAATGAGTGAAATCGAAAATGGTAAGTTAATGCCAGATGCAGAATTACTTTCTTTGCTATGTCAAAAATATGGTGTTTCAGCTGACTGGATTCTTGGTTTTACGATTGAACCGGAACTAGATAAAACAGCTTCTGTAGCTGGTATTCTGTTTAACAGTCTTGGTGAAATGATGAGTGAATATACTCAAGCCATGGCATTTCAATTGAGTATGGCAGCGGCACAGCATATTACTTCTTTCCCTAAAGCCTTAACGGTTGAGTTACTAGAAGCCTCAAAGGGCCTTATTCAAGCTTGTTTATCGCAAGATCAGTCTATTCAAGAAAAGGTTTTACCAGAACTTCACACCCTTATGCGTATAGTGCGTGAGTGTGAACAAAATCGTGCGAAACAAATCCGTAACTTAGAAATGGCTATCGATGATGTTTTCCAACGCGAAGAGAACGATTTACAGCAAAAAGCTCTAATTGATCTTATCCAAAATAAAAAACGTTTTAGCAAGGCTTCTTTACAGCAACAAGCTATAGCTGAAGTAAAACAAATAGGTCTATTTACTGAATAAGGGATAGACTTTAATGGCTCGCAAGATTGAATACTCGGAAGAAATTTGGAACCGGCTAAAAGAAGTCTATGAATCTTCTCCTAAGATTACGTGGCAAGCTTTAGTTGATCAGGTTGGCGAAGAACTCGGTTGTGAGATGCCTTCGCCATCCGTTGTACGCCGTAAAGCACTTGCTGAGAAATGGAAAAAGAAAGCTAAATCTCTAGTCAAAAAGACAGCCCAAGAGCTTAATAAAGAGATTAAAAATTGACCAAAAAAAACAATGGTCAAGAAGACACACAAGATACTGAAAAATCAGAAAAAAGTGATAGTCAAAAATCTGTCAAAAAACGTCAAATATTGCTGAATTTAATAGTCAAAACTCAAAAAATAGTGGTCATAACAACGGTGGCCGTTCTACAGTCAACGAGAACTATCTAAAGTCAGCTTTGGTTGTCAAAAATAACCGTATAAGAGCTCATAAGCTTGGAGAGTTAATTACAGACACTATCGATAGTGTTATTCATATTAGAGATGAAGTACTGAATTTAAATAATCCAACTGAGGAACAATTAGCATTAGTCAAGTTCAAGATGGGACTTATATGTCAGGTTGTAGATTTAAACGTTAAGCAAAGTATCAGCATTTCTAACATTGCTCGTACTGAGGCAATGTTCTGGGGCTTAGATGTAGATGATCTTAAAGACCAGTCAGAAGTTCAAGCGCGCCGCAGTTCTGTTATTTCCGGTGCTGAGGAGCGTATGGCAATAGCTAAGGCTAATATGAAGAAGAAAAAAGAGGAAGCATTTAAGCGTAAGTTGGCGCTAATTGAAGCTGGTGAAGTTGATACAGAAGAGCAAGATCAAAGTTAAAATTCAACTGGTATATAGTTAGAGTTTCTTTTAAGTAGATTCCTGCCTAAAATGCAATCACTTAGTTCGAATTTTTATTAAATCTTCCAATGAAATAACCAGCACATGACTATATTAGAAAGTACCTTAACTTTTTTGGAGGTCATATAATGACATTCATTACTGCTGCTGAAGCTGCAAAATTGCAGAAGCATCTCAACCTTTTACTTCAAGTTATTTACTTGAAGAAATTAACCGACATATTGAGAACCTTGCTAAATTAGGAGAGCGTGAAGTTTACTATCCTTCACTGAAAACTCGCACTTCTTTAGATACTATTCAAAAAGTTGAAAGTGAGTTAGTAAACTTGGGTTATAAAGTAAGCCTAGATTCAAGAGACAATGAAAAATATGTACTTCATATTGTTTATTGATGAATAGGATTGGAACTAAGAAATAATTTTAAAAGTTAAACTAAACATAATGCCCTATATCAATATGGGGCATTTTTTGTAATGACAGATTCAAATCACAATAATCCAGTTTTATCTTATGATGAGCTTGGCTTCATTATTGGTATGAAACGAGTTGAAAAAAAAAGTAAGTACGATTGATTCGAATATTGAAAAGATTATCGAAATTCTTACTCAAAGCTTTGAAGAGCAAAAAGCACAGTTTGCTAAGCCTCAGCCAAAACTGACTGAATTTCAAAAGATGCTTAATGCTATCAATAATAGACCACCTTTAGAATTTGAAGATTTATTAAAGGAAAAGCAAATCCTGTTACACAGTCTTTTGTTGTAGCAGACAAGATAGTCAAAGACTTTGCTGATGTTTTGGACCAATCAGTTATTGACCTTACTACAGTAGATAAAAAACAAATCAACAAAGCTAAAGGACGAAAGCCAGCTATAGAAATTAATAGTCATGAAGACTTATCAAAAATTGTAAATCCTACTGTTCCTGAGCGTGATGAAAAGGGCCGTTTTGTATCTAATCCAAATGAACCCCAAAACCAATCATCAATTCGTAAAGTTGCCCAAACGATAACTACGGCGATTAAAGGGGTAATGCCGAACTCACCACAAGGTGTAGATCCTACAGTTGATGCAATCAATGAAGTTGGACACTTACTTACACCAGTTCGCCGTGCTGCAGGTCTAGCTATGCGGCCATTAACAGGATTCATGCGTAGTAGAAAACGGAATGAACCTTTACCGCGGGAACAAGAAAACCATAATCGCAAGCAAATAAAACTATTGCAGCGTATTGCTGATAATTTAACGTCTAAAGGCGGTTTGCTTGGTTCTCTAGGGAAACTACTTACTACCGTCTTATCTGCTGGCAGTGGGCTGTTAGGTGGAGTACTGGGCAAAGGTAGAAAAGGTATTGGGAAATTAGGGAAGGGTCTTGGAAAAGTCCTCAAGTTTGGCCGTGGTTTACCAGTCATAGGTGCACTAGCTGCTGGTGCATCATTATTAGATTGGAATGAACAAAGTACACAAGAAAAAGGCGGTACTGTTGGTAGTCTTGCGGGTGGAGTAATTGGTGGTACTGTCGGGTCTTTATTTGGTCCAGCTGGTACTTTGATTGGTGGTATGGCTGGTTCTTGGATAGGTAATAAGCTAGGTACCGCAGTTGCGCCGTATTTTAAAGAATGGACCGATTCATTAATTGCTGCAGATGTACCAAGTATTATTAATACTGCTTGGAAAGGATTTGTAAGCTATGCATCTAATGCTTTTGATCAGGCGAAAGGTACTGCTTCAAAAGTTATAGACGGCGTTAAAGATACTGCTGGTGATGCCTTAGACTTCATTAAGGATAAATTTAACCGGTTTAATCCATTTCATGAAGGCGTTCCAACATGGGGCATTGGGCAAGGAGTTTATAAGCCCGGCTTTGGTGCAAATGCTGGTGTAGCTCAATATGGCGCTACAATTGCACAACCAGTTAATCGATCAGCTGCTAGAGATGAGGCATTAAAGTTTTTCACAAGCAAGGAAGGAGGAAATTGGACACCAGAACAAGCTGCTGGAATAGTTGCGAATCTTGAAGCAGAAAGTGGCTTTAAACATACAGCTATTGGTGATAATGGTAAAGCTTTTGGAATTGGTCAATGGCATCCTGATAGACAAGCAAAATTTAAACAAAAGTTTGGTAAAGATATTCGTCAATCCTCATATCAAGAACAATTAGCTTTTGTGAACTGGGAATTAAATAACAATGAATCATCTGCAGGTAAAAAGTTAAGACAATCTAAATCCGCTAATCAAGCCGGTGCTATTGTCTCCCGATATTATGAACGACCTGCAGCAGTTGAAGCTGAAGCTATGAAACGTTCAGCAATGGCGCAAAATATCCATGTTGATGCAGGCAAAAGATCTCTACTTACAGATAAGCAAGATAACTCTAAAACATTAAAAGATGTAGAAGTTAAAACAGTGAAGAGTGCTTCTATTGTTGAGCCAAAGCAAGGGAATATCTATAACCAAACAAGTAGAAAACTCTCAGGCGTTTTAAGCTCTCAAACTCCACATATACCAACTTCAAAAGGGATCTTAGCTCAAGTGGTACTAGTCTAAAGAGTACTCCTATAACAAAAGTACCAGCTTTTAAACAGCCACTTAATACTCCAAATCCTCAGGAAGTCGTTGTTGTTAATGGTAATAATGGTAATATCGGTCAGAATGTAAATGATAGATTCCTAGCACATGCTTTAACTGGTGGGATAGGAATGGGAAACTTAGAAGGTTAGTTTATTAATGACTCTTAGAGCTTTAAATTTAACGGTATTAATTACTATGCTTGCATTAGCTGGTTGTAATAAAAATAATGAGCAACCAGCTGAAGGTTCTAACTCAGAAATGCAAGAACCCGTTAAAGCGGAAGCAACTTACGATTTTACATCTTTAAATGAATCTGATTTTTTGAATCAAAGTATTTTAATAAATGATGACAAAACCTATAGAGGAATTAGATTTCATGATTATGATGTAGGTACAAAATTAATAGGTGCAGCTAGTATCGAATCAATTCAGAAGGTTGATAATTATACTTTGGCTTTGGCATCCTCTAGGCTATTAATAAATCAAAAAGCTGGTTTATATGGGGTACTGGCAAATAAAGCTAATTTTGATGGTAATTTAGTTGTTTTAGTTTTTGATCCAAATGTACAAGCAAGGGTTATAGAAGGCGACATAATTGCATTTAAGGGCACTGTTGCGCCGTCAAACGTTTTTACTTATACAAACCCTACAACTAATCAAATTGAAGAGTTACCAATCATATATGTTCATTTTTATCAAGCTGGCGAACTATCAATACAAGGTATTAACGATTATTTGAAAAAGCAATCTTCTGAAATTCCTAATATCATTCAAGACAAAATTCTCCAATATGAAAAGCTCAATGATGCATGTCGTGGTGGTTCGGGTGATGACCCCAAAACAATTAAAAGTTGTGAAGCAAGAGATACTTTATATGTCGATATTAAAAATGACAGATGGTGTTGGGGCTCAGAAAACGAGAATGCTTCAGGATCTGACTTAAATTGGCTGCCATGTGCTGAAGATAGATATAAATAATTTAAGAGTGGAGCAATTAGATGTATAAATTCATGAGAATTACTTTTTAATTATGAGCACTATAACTTGTTCAGTTTCTTTTGCTGGAATAGAAAAGTGCTCAAATTTGCCGAATCAAACAGCTTTAAATAATTGCTCATCAAATGTTCTGAATTCAGCAAATCAGAAAATAAATACCGTTTATACAAATTATATGAAGGAGCTTAGCCCAACAGAGAAACTTCAATTGAAAGAGGCTCAAAGAGCTTGGATTCAATACAAAGAAAAAGATTGCCAATTTCAATCTTCACCTGTTCTAAAGGGCTCTTTATACCCATTTGTACATAATGCATGTTTAGTAGAAAAGACAGAAACGAGAATTAAAGAATTACAAGATATGCAAGAGTGTAGATCAGGTAATGAACCAGGTTGCTTATAATTTAAAATTTTAAGAAATCGAAAGGGATTGAGTCATTCAATCCCTTTTCTTTAGTGATTGGATAAGGCAAATAATATTTTTTTAGAATTTCCTAAAGGAAGGCCTTATTAAATAATTTTTTGTTTTCAATAATATATAAGTTAAGTGATTATTTCTTCAATTTTAGGAAATAGAATTTCCTTGCTATCAATGGGTTGTGGTTGTTGTTTGTATTCTATTTCAAAGTGACGTAATCCCTTATGAGATGGTAAGTTTTCAACCGCCATTTCAATTAGTTCAAGTGCTTTTTTGCATTACCTGCTTCTCTATAACGTTCAGCTAATTGAAGTATCATTCCGGATTCAAAAATATCTGGACATCTTATTTTTAATTTTTTATCTCTTTCTCTAAAATATTGTTTTAAATATTTATCGTGTTCTTCAATATTCCAATTAAAAGGAAGTGTTAGTATAGATGTAACAATAAGACCCTCTATGAGTCCAATCAAATCAGTTACAGCAAATATCACACGTGGTAAAGCTGCAATGAACAAAGCCATTATGGAAATAACCACAGTGCATAGAGCTATGTATCGTAATGATTTAGGCTGGGTGGATTTTGAGTATGGCAGTGATAAACAGGGTATTAAGCATATTATCAAGCGCCGTATGGAAAGTGATGGCATGACATATGATGAAGTTGTGCATATGCTTGTGGATACTATTGTGCAAACAATCGCTCAAGGTAGTACACAACGGCGTACAGAACGTGGATTATCTACAAGAATAAATATTGTATTTAATTCGCATGAAGCGTCATTGATTAAGCGAGAAGGTAGTAATGCATGGCTGCTTACAGCTTTTGAAGTGCATTAAAAAAAGCCCGGTAGTTAGAGATGGGTTGCGACATCTTCTAACCTACACTTATGACCCTATACGTTCTCGTGTCATAAGTGGAGCGGGCTTTGTATATATAATAATCCATGCATTTCTTATTTTCAAATATGGAACCATTCCTACATGGACCCTATAAGCTTTACTCGGCCTATCGATGAACACTATGTAAGTACGGGCTTGCAAACCGCACTTGCTAAAGCATTTAAACAAGTATTTGCACAAAACTTTGAGCAGTCCATTCAAGATTTATTGGATTACGGTTGTCCTCATATCGGTAGTAAAACAGTTGTAGAACGGTTCTCTAAACAAAACGGACTTGTTGTATTACGCCGAAATAACACCTCTGACACGTTAATGCGAATTATCTATGCCAATTGGAGCAGCATGGGTAATAAAAGAGGATTAGCGTTTTTAGAGTTTGTTTTACGAATGTTGTGGGGGAAAGATCATTTTCAGATTATCCGGCTATGGCATAGCTTGGAAAAGCTAAAAGAATATCCAGCCTATTTGTCTGATTTTGAAAAGCCAAATTACTTCTTAACAAGTCGGATTAGAATTGTTTTAGATAAAACTGTTGATGCAAATGAAGTGGTAGAGCTGTCACCGATATTACGGCGTTTAGTACCAGCCAATATTGTCGTTAAAGTTCACTCAATGGCATTTGATAGAGATTTAGGCACAACAAGCTTTACAGCGGCAATAGCAGCTAAGCCTTATGCAGTCTATAACTTCCTTTAATTCAATTGGAACTGTTGAGTTAGCGCTCAAATACAAAATGATTTCATAGTCCTGTTCATTAGTTCAGGACTTTTTTATATGCAACAAGCTCAAGACAATGTTTTAGTAGGAATCGCAGAACCTATCAATGATCAGGGAGAAAACTTATTAATTGATCATTTCTTAGGATATGCAAGCCATGAATTAGAACCACAAGAAATTGATAAAGTTATTAAAGGGGAAGTGGTTGAAGGCATCACGGAATATGCTCAGGGCCATTACTATAAGATTTCAGCAAATCCTGAAAACCAAAATGCAAAAGAATTTGAAATCAGTATTCATTTTCAGGATGGCCCAATTCCAGAACATGGTGTGAATGGGGTTACCAGTGAAGCATTGTTAAAAGTACTTATTCACCGTACTAAAACCTTGGATGAAAAATTTCCGAGTGAGTTCAACAAACAAGCCATTATTTATATGGAAAGTGCGCTAGAAGAATTTAATAAGCGTACAGCTGAACGCCGTGCTCGTGGTGTTGAAGGCACACTTGTTAAGTAATGGGGTGATGTATGCGTTTAAGTATTTTTTGTCGAAAGCGTGGTTGCTCTCAATTAATTGACTTATCTCAAATGGATTGTTTGCAAGTCTCCCAAAGTGAACATAGAGGCGGCATGGTTAGTGAAAGCTTTTATGACGTTTTTATCTCACTTAAAAGTGGATACATCTTTGATGCAACCATTGAAGATAAACAGCATGACAAGCTATTGGAATTGATTGAGTTTGATCAAAAGATTTGATTTGGAACTGATTAAATTTCAACTGTAGAACAACTGAAACAATAGCCTCAATCACAGCATTGGGGCTTTTTTATGGCTAGCAAAAATAGAAAGACAAAAGTTCTATCTTACAACTTACATGATCGATGCCGTAAATTTACCGGTGTTGATCGAAGTAATGTCGATGTAGATGCAATGGTCAACTTGATCAACAGTGACCATGTACAAGAAATGGTTGCTACTAATTCATTACAAGGTTTTTATGGTCATCAAATTCGACAGCGCTATGGTATGGTGCCGCCTGAAACGGTGATCATTAAAGGTAAAGTTGTATATCTTTCACGGGCGTTTAAAACAATTGAATTACGTGCTTCAAAGGATGGAACAGTTGAACACCGAGAAGAGTTTTATGATAACGAGCCTGGTGAGATCGCATTACAAGATTATAAAGCCCAAGCGGGTGGTTTTAGCACATCAGTCAATTACAAGAATGTCGGTGGCCGTTTAATTCCAACGGGTTTTTTTGGTTTTGATTTCGTTGCACAACCAAATTATGCAAGTAATGTAGGGGATGGTCAGTTATTTGATGGATTATTTGTTCCTGAAGAGCCAGAAGGTGTTGTTTCTTGCTTTGATAGCGCAACAGATATTTCACAGTTATCACAACCTGAAATTATTATTGCCCAATTACTTGAAGATCAAATCTTACAGACCTACGACAATATCAATAGCCAACTTCAACTTTTAAATGAGTTAGGAAATGCTCAAGGCTTAGTAGGTGAACTCTCAGAAAAAGTTGATAAACAGAAACGCCTGCAACAACTTAGAGAAGAACGCAAAAAAGAACTCTATACGGGTTTGGTAAATCCGGTGAAGAGCTTTGATTCAGTTCAACAACATGCTGAACAAATTCTGCAATCCATGGATCAGCCAAGTGTAAAAGAAAAAGCTAAAAAGCCGAAAAAGTCTTTTGGCAGTATCTTTAGTGTATGGGGGTAATAATGAATTACCCCAACGATTCGCTTAAATGCATCCAAAACGCTTGGTATAAGCAGCTTGTCAATTTTCGTGCTTGGTATATGCCTGAGACACAATTAACGGCTGACTGGAAGTTGAGAGCCATTGGTAACGCTATAAAAGCATGTCCGTCACGGATGATGGACGATTCAGAAGCAATGCTTTCTGAATATAGAAAAAGCCAGAAGCATGAGGAAGAATCCAAAGTGCTTTTACCTGTAATGCTTACTGCAACAGCGTTAACTGACCAACCCCCTGATGTAAATCAATTATTACCAGTGCCTGATTTTATTGAAACGGTCATTGATGAGAAACGGGTGAAGGTTCGTCTGGTGCCGACAACTGTACGTGCTCAAATCGCTTTCTTTGCCACCAATCCCAATGATCTGCGTTCAGTCATTGGGCAATTTTGCGCGTACATGTCTAGCAATGATAACCGTCGTTTTAATGTGCCATTTCAGCAATGGAATGATCATGTATTTAATTCAACATTCACTGTTTTTGAAAATGAACTTTTTCCATCACCAGTCCCAAGCGAAGCAATCAATCTTTCTATCTCAACTGTAGATATTCAGCTCGTGGGTTATACACCTAACGTCATCGGTTTCGGTGGTCCATTCGACCAAAACACAGGTAATGGCTATGAACCTGACGGCTCAGCAACGGAACAGCCCGCAATCAACGACAAAGTTGTAGTGCAAGCTGATCAGTACACATCACTTGATCACCAGCGTGTGAAGGGTGATAGAGAAACAGGCGAAATCACAGTTGAGCGTATAGATGACTGACTTAATCGATAAGGCACAAGAAAGTGCTGAGTATTTGTTGCAGCAAGGAATTGCGAACCGTTGCCGTTTTGAAGGCGAATCTGAAAAAGAATGTGTTGAATGTGGTGAAGAAATACCAGAGCGCCGCCGTGCTTTAGGTGGCGTGAAATTCTGCATTGAATGCCAAACCAAGTTAGAACGCAAACGGCGCTAAGGATAAATGTAATGTCTGGAATTATTCGTATAGACAGCCGTGTTGCTGGGTTTTCGGATCAACCAATTCGACTTATTGGAGCGGCATTTGCTGATACAGGTGAGCTTGTTATTCAAAAAACAGCTGTTTATTCAAATTTGCCCGTACCAAGCGATTTAAGTGATCAAACAGTTGTAGTAACTGACTCACCGGATCAAGTACAGAATTGGCAATTAAGTTTCAATGCTAAAGAGCACTTAGAAGAAGTGATTTCAATTTACCAAGCTCGTTTCAGAGCAAAGTTAATTGAAATTGAGCCGAAGCTAAACCAGTACAACCCTAAAAACGTACTTGAAATCCGTAAGGTCGATAAAAACGGCCTTCAGCAAGAATTTGATAGCAGCAGCTTAAACAATGGACACATTGCAATTCTATTAGCTGTTTGGGCTAGTACGAAAATTGCCAAAGGCTTTTCAATTACTGAAGGGAATCAGTTTGAAGAAGATGCTGTAGATCCAACAATGCTTCCTTTTTCAATCTTTTAAGTAATGGTGTTTTTACGGTATGGCTTTGGCACCATTAAAAGAAATTCCCGAATGGTGGGAACTTTGTGAGCGTTATCGATACGACATCTATGCTTTCGCCGTAGAAGCATTAGGTGTCGAACCCACATGGCAACAAGAATTACTTTTTGAATCTATTGCATTTGATGGTAGCCGTACTTCAGTAGCATCGGGGCATGGTTGCTTTGGTAAAGGGACTTTAATCAAATTAGCCAATGGGGAATTTATCCCAGTTGAGCGTATTAATCTAAATCATAAAATTCTTGCTGCAGATGGTAAGACAGAACTAGATGTAATTAAAACAGTAACCGGTTATCAGGAAATGTTCCGGTTTGAATATGAGAATGGTAAAGCTCATACATTCAATAAATCACATATTCTTTGCTTAATTTCTTTATACGATGGTAACGGGTGGTCAAAGGGCGACAAGATTGAATTGCTTGTTTCTCAATATATGAACCTTAAACCTGAAAGTAGGGAACAGTTTGCATCTTATAGGCTTATAGATGGGGAACATAAGCCTTTAAAAATTACATCGGTTACTGAGCTAGGTAAAGGTAAATATTACGGTTTTGTACTCGATCCAGATCCATTTTTCTTGGGTGAAGATGACTTAGTACTTCATAACACTGGTAAAACGGCCAGTGCCGGTATTGTTGCCTTATGGCATCTCTTGTTTTTGATGAATCCATCATGATGTTTACTGCTCCGCAGATTGGGCAGTTAAAGAAACAAGTGTGGAAAGAAATCAGTATCAATCTAGCACGATTGAAGCAAGGGCCTTTGGCTTGGCTTGCTGATTATGTTGGGTACCAATCTGAACTTGTATACATCAAAGGCTACAAAGAAAAATGGTATGTCTTTGCGAAGACAGCACCAAAACATCAACCTACAAACTTAGCAGGTAACCACGGCGATAACTACATGGTCTGGGTCGATGAGGCCAGTGGTGTAGATGATGCCGTACTTGATGTAGCATTTGGTGCCTTAACGCACGAAGACAACCGTGCAGTAATGACCTCTCAGCCTACCCGTAACGCGGGGATGTTCTATGAAACTCATCATAAGTTAAGTCATCGAGCAGGTGGGGTATGGATTGCTCTCACATTTAATGGTGAAGAGTCACCACTAGTTAGTAAGCAGTCCTTAGAAGAACAACGGCAAAAATACGGAAGCAGAGAAGATGCCCAGTATAAGATTCGTGTTCTAGGTGAATTCCCAGACTTATCAGACGAGTTCTTAATTACCAAGCGTCAAACTGAAGAAATGTATGTTGGCGCCAGTATTTTTGATGACCATCAATTCGGCTATGTCATTACGGTTGACGTTGGTGGTGGTGTCGGCCGTGACGATTCAGTAATTGTTGTTTCTAAAGTTTGGGGTGAATCGCAATGGGGAGAGCGCGCACGCCGTGTAGAAGTTGTAGATATTCCATTATGCAAAAACAGAGATGATATCTTAGAACTATTTGCAAAGATTAATGAGCTACTTTTACAGTACCCAAATGCTAACTTAGTTGTAGATGATAACGGGGCGGGTAAAGGTTTAGGCCAATACCTTAAAAAGCAAGGTATTTTCTACGTTCCTGTTTATTGGGGCTCACAATGTTTTAGTAATGACAATAGAAAAGAGTTTACAAATAAAAGGTCATTAGCTTATGTGGGCTTAGCTCGAGCAATCGCAAGTGGCCGTTTTAAAATAAAAACGAAGAAACACAATGTGAAAATTAAAGATCAATTAATCCACGTTCCATACCGTTTTGATGACTTTGCTCGTTATAAAATCTTGAGTAAAGATGAAATGAAACGGATGGGAATTAAATCACCGGATATCGGTGATGCTTTTGCTTTCTTATTCTTGGAAAACGTTCACTACACTGAAGCTTACGAAACTGTAAATGTCACTGACGATACACCGGAAGGGCGTGAACAAGCTGAACGTAAGTCAAGATTCAGTGCTTTAAGAGAAGCAGCTGAAAAAGAAAATGATTAGTTATATGGAACTGCCCACTTAAATACATATTCTTCATAACTACCATAGATCAATAAATCATATGGGTGGGTTATGGCTATTAACTTCTTTATAACTGACGCAGGTCGGAATGCATTAAATAAAGTGGGTGATGTTGCTAGCTTTGGTGGGGAACTTACCCATCTTGCTGTTGGTACCGGCAAATTTGATGCATCAGTAGAAGCGAAAAACCTAACTTCTCTTAAAAATGAATTAGCTAGATTTTCTCTTAACGGCGGTGGTGTAGATACAGAAACGGGTACTTTGCGTTTTGTAATGAGTATTGAGCCCACTTTAACAATGGAAGTGTTTGAGATGGGTATTTACCTATCAGATGGCACTTTACTTGCGGTGGCCTCGACTAGGGTCATATTAAAGCTATTGAGCATCAGAAATATGCAACAATCTAATCCGATTTTATTAAATCAGCTTAAACAAGATTACATTGCTCTACAGCAACTTGGTTCACCCTTATTAGCATGTCAGGGGATGTTTGTTCCTCGTGGCATGGAAGACCTTCGCTTCTTATTTAAAAGTTGCCCACGGCCAATTGTGAGTAATGAAGATCCAGCAGAAGTTCAATATGCTGGTGGATTTACTGGAATTGTTGCTGGTCCTCCGAAAACCCATTACACAGGCAACCTTCAAATCCTAGTAACTGAAGCAGGGCATGATCAATTATTAGCTGAATATGTCGTAGCTAGTGGTGGAATCATCCATGGTGATTATTACGATGGCCGATTAGGAAGTTTTACACGCTCATATGCACTTGAAAACTGTGCTATTCGCTTTGAGTCAGCTGAGTATGATTCAGATAGCCGATCTCAAGTTATGACTGTCTCTTGCCCAATCGACTATAACTACTTTGGTAGCTTCGCAAACATTGGTACCAACGGCAGTATTCAGCCGGGTAAAAAAGAAATTGATGGTACAGCTGAGCTTGTTAATCGAGTTCAGCAAGTGATCAATACTGCTCAACAAGCAACTAATCTTGCAAATGCTGTGCAAGGCGTTGGTCGTCAACTGGGCAATCTATTTGGGTAATGGCTATGAAGTTATTACCTGAATCTGAAGGTTATGCTGTAGTTGCTGGTTCTATCCAGCAACTTTCAGAAGAACTCTATAAAGAATATCAATTATCGGGCTATTCAATTTTGCTTGATGATATCGTGAAAGCATTTTTAGATGAGGCAAAATATTATGCCGGATGGGCTGTTTTAGATTGTCAAACTAAAGCTACCACGAGTATTGAACTGAATGAAACTATCGTACTTAGCGGTGATGAGTACGTAATCATCCAACCATTAGTAAAAGCTCACTGTGATCTTTTGCAAGCTAGATTGGTTGAAGCTACTCGTGGGCTCGGAGTCGAAAGTTATGGGCTATCTGTATCAGAAGCTCAACAGAACTATAATGAAAAGAAAGACGCTTTGCCTAAACTTGCGTTTTGTATGGCCCCAATGAGTTTTAATTTTAACTTGGGGAACCGTTAATGCAAATCACCATTGTATCTGCGGGTAAAATTATTCCAGCATCTGAGCTGATTAGTGCAACTTTAAGAACTGATCTCGTACCTATTCCTGCATCCATTGAGTTCACAGTTCAATCTACTACTGAATTAGACTCCCTTTTAAAAGAAGGGGAGCTACTTACTGTAAATGACATATCTCATCCTTTCGAACTTATCAAAGTAACCCCTCTAAAAACTCAGACTATTAAACAAGATCGGCGAGTAGGTGGCATCTCATGTATTGGTATTTTGGCTGGTTGTAAAAGACTTATTGAATATTCAAAGCAAGCAATTATTAGTAATGAAACTTCTTTTAATTCAGTAATTCGAGCTTGTGGTGCAACGATCAGTCTGGGCAGTGATTTACCTTTGCCTAAATTTGTTTGTTTAAAGGGTAGTATGCCTACACAGCGCTTGGCTCATTATCTACAACAAGAAGCGGCTGTAATTTGCTTTCAAAATAATAAAGTGTCTGCTCAAAAATTGATTCTTTCTTTAAAAAGGAACCTATCACAAAACTAGATCCTAGCAGTGTCGTTTGGATATCCAGTAAACCTTTGGAACTGATGCAAAAATCATCTTTTGTCACAGTTGAGAATAACGGTTCAACGGTTGTTGGTGATGACTCAATAACCCCAGGCCACACTGTGACGCAAAGAGCTGGTTTAGATGCCCGACAAGTCAAAAACTTGGAAAAAGTTTTGATCATGCGCGGGACCATTATTAGACCACTAAATTTGAACTGGAATGCAGGCGATATATTCGAAATAGATAGTAAGAAGTATGTCGTTTTAACTGCTGCACATCATATAGATACAGGCGCAATCGGGGGATCAATGGGGACTTCATCAAAGTTCTGGATTGCTAATTTGTAGGTCAAATATATGAATGGTTTAAAACGTGCAAAGATTTTAAGTTACAACGCAAAAGGTCGTACTGCACAAGTACACATTCATGGTTTAACTGATGGCGCAAGTGAAGGAATTACAGCAACTTTTGCGTATCCAGTCGGCGATAGTGATTTAGATACAGAAATTCAAATTGTGGATGGGGAAGACGTCTATGTCTTCTTTGAAAATGGTAATGAAGAACGTCCAGTAATCCATAGTTATGTCAGTCATGGAGAAGGCGCGATTGTGGGAGTGCGCCGTATTCGACAAGACAATATTGAATTTATCTCTAAAGAAAATTTAAAAGTAGACTCTGGCACAACCGTTTCGATCAAAACGCCGTTGATGAATGTACAAGCTAATACACAACAAACTGGTAATAGCACATTAACGGGTAATAGCACTGTAGTAGGTAATACTTCAGTTGCAGGCAATAGTTCTGTTGCAGGCAGTATGGCCGTAGGCACAACGCTTACGGTTGCAGGTGTGCCAATCGACCCTAAATCCATTGAAGGTGCATTTAAAGATGCTCTTGATAAGTTAGAAGGGCTTAAGGAAGAATTAAAAGAACAAGGGGAAAAGATTGAAAATAGTGAGCAAACTAATCAAGCGATTGAAGAAAAAGTAAAAGAAGTAGAAAAGTTAATTGAAAATATTAAAGATTCTGATGCCTATAAATTGCTTGAAGAAGGTATCAATCATATTGATGAAGAAGTGCAAAAATACATGATCAAGTAAAAGAAGTTGGTCAAATTGCACAAAGTAAGGTTGATGAAGTAAGAGCTTATATTGATCAAGAAATTATTGATACTAAACAGATTGTTGAGCAGCATGTAAGTGATGCCAATATTCGTTTAGATGAAGCCAATCAACGTATTGATCAGTCTATTCAAGCGAATGAAGCGCTGGTTGCAGATGCTCAGCAACGTGCAATTCGTGCTGAAAAAGAACTCGATGACAAAATCGGATTTATTAAAAGAGAAACAGATTCAATCATTGCTGATGTAAGAAGTGATGCAGATGAAATTCGATTAGTCGCAGAAAACGCAAAAAAAGTAGCTGATCAAGAAGTTCTAGACCGTAAAAAACAAGCTGCTGATACTCTTATTGTTATTGATCAAACTAAGGCCGTCTTAAAACAAGACATTGATCAAAACTTAGTAAAAGCTGGTCAAATGATTGATGATGCTAAATTAGCATTAGGTGAAGAAACTAATACACTCATCAATCAAAAAATTGAACCTATTGTTAACCAAACTGAAGCTGCAGTTAAAAAAGTTGATCAAGTTGCAGCCCAGTATGTTGACCTAGATAAGAAAGTCGATTCGGGTCTTCTAGCTGAAGCTGAAGCACGTGCAAATGATAAAGAGGCATTAACAAAAAGTTTTGAGCTTAAGTTTGCTGAAATGCAAACTGAATTGGGTAAATCAAATGCCTTAATTTCAGAAGAAATTAAAACCCTTGCTGCTCAAGATAGAGCTATTACTGAACAAATTAGTACTGCCCAGTCTCAAATTGGTGATAACAAAGCGGCAATTAATAGTGTTGAACGTACAGTAGTTGATCTTAGTAAATCTGTTGCTGAAAAGACTGATCAAATTCAAGCAAGTTTAGATACCACAAATGCAAGTTTGTTAAATGCTACTGAGTTAGCGCGAATGCAATCACTTGGTAAGCCTTTACGTGACGATCCTACATTTCTATCTGGGAATGGGGGTTTAAGCGCTTATGTTGTACCTTCAGGTTCAACGTTTACTAGACAAGCTAAATCTTCTGATAACCCAGTAAATAGTACCCATGAGATGCTATTAAGATCCACTGCTTCTTTAGGTGGTGGCTGGTATCCGACTGTTCCAACTCTTGTTGCTGCTCCTAATAAAACGTTTTTAATAAAACAAATTATAAAAATGCCAAAGGGACATATTTGTTACCAGTCGGCAACGCTACAGGCACAGGAGGATATTTACGAGTACTTGGAAATAAAGAGGGCACAGGTAAGTTTGAGGTTTACTACTCTGTTGTTCAGTGTGGCTATGATGCGCCTGCAGCAATCCATGGGCATTTCCGTGTTATTGCTGGCACTAATCCACCTTTACCAAGCACAGCAAACCCAGTGGACGTAATCCTTGCCGATTATGAAGTCTGGGACATTACAGCACTTAATGACACTATTCCAAAAGCATGGCGTGATCAAATTACTGGTAATGCTTCATATATCGAAAAGGTTGAATCATCTGTAAAACTTGTAGATGAAAAGCTTGTTTCTGAAGCAAAAAACTTGAAGAACTAAAGACTGACTATAATTCGAATAAAACTAAAACAACGTCAGATTTAGCAACAATTGCTCAATCAGTTGCTGATGGGGATAAAGCTTTATCTTTACGCATCGACCAAACGAAAGCAGCACTAGAAGAGGCTGATCGGAAATCTAATGCAAATATTCTAGAAGTTACTGAGTCACTAGCAGAATTTGAACAGTCTACTACTTCTAAATTTAGTGAACTTGATACAAGTATCTCTAAAGAAAACTTAAAGGTACAAGGTCAAATTACTGATGTTCAAAAAAGTGTTTCGACCTTAGAAAGTAATACAAATACAAGAATAAATGGCCTTTCATCATCACTTAAAACTACTGATGATATTGCTAAACTTGCTTTCGATAATGCAGCAGAAGCGCAGCAAACAGGTACAACGGCGGTAAAAGCTACAGAAGCACTTTCTCAAAATTTATTAAGCCTAAAGTCTCAAACTCAAGTAACGTCAGGGGTTCGTGCAGTCGTAACGTCAAAAGGTATTGACGACTGGACACAGTGGCGTACCACAGGTGAAGCGAAAGTAATTCAAGATGCTGATGCATTAGGTGGTTATATTCTTGAGCTTGGGAATAATGCCGGTAATGATGAAGCATGGGTTCACTGGAACGAGTTCCAAAAAATTGATCCAAATAAGTTGTATCGAGTGCGTGCACGCTTCCGCCGTGTGCTTGGGGAAACTGGATCTATTTATCTTGGTGTTGCATGTAAAAATGCAGACCAAAGTAAATATGTAACTACTACAAACTCCCTTGCAGGAGATATGGGATCTTCTAACTACTTATTGTCGGCCGTTAAGCCTAATTTAGGTGAGTGGCAAGAAGTAGTTCTATACATGAAAGGTAAGTCTATTGGGGCGGCAACTGGTTTAGGGACAATTGATAATCCACGTACTTTCCCAGCACAAGCTGAATATTATGCCCCAATGTTTATTGCAAACTACAATTTTCAGACAGGAATTTGTCAGCTTAATTACATTATTGTTGAAGATAACAACTCTTTAGCTTCTGCAAATGATGCAACAGCAACTGCAAATGATTTATTCAAAACAGCAACTAACAGAACAGAAGCTGAAGCTGAAAGAACCAGTAAGCTTGAATCAAGAATGCAGAATGCTGAAACAGGTATTCAGAGCAACTCTCAAGCATTATTGAAAACAGCTACAAAGAGTGATCTTGATAGCGCCATGGGGCGTGTGGCGACTGATATTACAGCTGCAGTGAATAACATTAAGATTGGTGGTGTAAACGCCGTAGCTAATTCAGAAGCGCCTCGAACATCCACAGCAGCAACAAGCCGTGAATACTTAATGTATGAACGTAGCAAAGAGTTGAAAGCTTTTATGACGAAAATTTAGATAAGCCGGTTACGATTTCTTTTGATGTGAGTGTACCGGTTGCTGGAACTGTACAAGTATATTCATCTAATGGATCCGCTCATTTCTTCACAACATCCGTAACAGTCACCAAAGCAAGTGAATTTCAAAAATTTGAAGTTACTGTGTTTCCTAAATTACACACTGGTAGCACAACTGAATCGACTATTGAGTTTTATGGTACATATGGCACAGGTCGAATTCCTACAATTCAAAAATTACAGATCGAAGCTGGTAATAAAGCTACTGCGTGGAGCCCAAGCCCACGGGATACTCAAAGTTCATTAAATGCTAATGCGGAAGCGATTAAAGTTACTCAAGCTGAAGTGAAGAAGCATGGCGATACTTTATCGTCTCAAAGTTTAGATATTTCAAAACTTAGAAATGATCTAACAATAACCAATACTGAAGTAAGTAAAAAAGCCTCAACTGAAGCATTACAAACAACAAATTCTCAAGTATCTGAACAAGCTGGACTGATTAAAGCTGTTACAGAACAGGCTAATACTTTATCTGCAAATCTTAACAAGTCGGCCCCAGCTGGTACGAACTTGTTGATTAACTCTAATGTGGTAGGAACTTACAATGGCGTTTCTTATCCTCATCTACGCTATAAACTTGGTGAAGACTGGGAAGTAGGCGCAAAATATACGCTCTTGTGGTGTGCTGAGCATACACGAGGTGCTGGTGACACAAATTCAAATTTAGCTGTTTATGCTGGTGGCGGAAGTCAGTTTTTACAGCAGGTTATCAACACAACAGGTAAAGTAATCAGCAAAATCACCTTTACAAAGACTTCAGCTGGAACAGCAAAAGAAGTCCACTTCTACATGCTAAACAAACCAACTGCGGATAAGAACAGTGTAGGTACGGTTTATTGGGCTGTCTTAGTTAAAGGGGAATTCATAACTACAGATAATTGGATTGCAAGTCCTTACGACTTCAATGCTGCATTCGATCAAGTTTCTGCGAATCTAAATGAGTTTAAACAAACCTATGTAACTGAGAGTGGTGCTCTTGCTCAAAGAACATCAAAACTTGAAGCAGGGATGAGTGATGTTGAGAAAAACATTTATAACACTACTCAGGCCCTAAATAACTACGCTACAAATGCAAAATTAGATGAAGTTACAGCCTCACAAACTAAGGCATTCAATACATCTCTTACAAAATTAGATGAGGCGCTAAAGGCAGCCAATGACAGTGACTCTTTAGCAGGAGACTACAACTTTAAAAATCCTGATATGTGGTATAGCCATTATGGCTGGGACATGTCTCAGTATTTTAAAACAACGACTACAGGGAAAATTGGTAATACAGTTTTCAGAAAGGACACATCTAATCCAGTAAACTGTTTTAACTACAATAAACAAGCACTACCAAATACTCGTGCATATATTGTGAGTTTCCTTGTTCGCCGTAGCTCTGACTCTAATGGGCTTTGTTACATCCCAATTGGCCGTGCGAAAAATGATGGTGTATTTTCAACGGCAAATTATACGAGGGTAAGTGTACCCGTTGCTGAAATCCCAGCAAACGAATCTTGGACTCTCATTTCAAAAGTCATCAATATGACTTCGGTTGCTGAAACTTATCCTCAAATTCAACTGGGTATTGCTTTAGGTCATACGGGTAATGTTGGTTGGTGGGAAGCACAAGCATATAGAATTGCACCTGTTTTAAATGAATCAGATGTAGACAGCACTATTGTTAAGTCTTCTATTCTTGTTGATTATTCAAGTAAGTCTGATACAACTAAGGCGATCTCAGCTGCTACTGAGTCTCTGGAAGCTAAATTCCGTCAGAAATTTGGTGATCTATGGACTAATAGTTCTGCAACTCTTGATAGTACTCGTTACACCAAAACAGAAACTAACCAAGCCATTGCAGAAGAAAGCAAAATTATTAAAGCTGCTATTTCTTCAAGTGGTGGTGACAACATAATTAAAAATGGTGATTTCTCAAGCCCTTTAGGCACCTTAAATTGGCGTCAAAATTCTGCTGTGGCAGGTAATCTACTTGAAGTTTATAAAGATTCAAAAGGTGCTACTTGGGGGCACTTTAAATCTACTGATACAACTACATACTTTAAAGGGTTTATTGAAACTCTGACATTGGCAGATGGTTTAGAGATGAATCAGAAGTACACATTGTCATTTAAAGCAATGTCGTTGACAGCTGCACAGACTCAAATTTTATTAATTATACACCGTCGAGATTCATCAGGTAGTAATAACCAAATTGGTACTACATGGAATAACATTTCGACTGATAAAGAAACATTATGTACTTATACCTTTGATACAAATATTATTAATTTACAGCATATTAACTTAATTTTATACTCGCAAGTAGGTTTTGCTCCTGACTTTTTAATTAGAGAAGTGCAACTTGAAAAAGGTGAGTTAGCCACTGGTTTTAGAAAAAATCCTCGTGAACTAATTAAGGATCTTGAAGCTAATGCTTCTGCAATTGAAGGTACTAAAGCTGATGTTCAAAAAAACGGTGAAAAGATTACTTCACTTGCAGAGAATTATGCGACTTTAAAATCTACTGTAGACAATAATAAAACTGCTGTAGATGGTAAGTTTCAGGAAATTAATTCAACTATTAGTGATAATCAACAGAACACTACACAGTCTATTAATAACTTGGAATCAAGTTATAAACAATTAAATCAGGACCTTGGTCAAGTTTTCAATTACCGTGTTTATTCATGTGGCTGGAATGGCTTTTTCACAGGAATTAAAAACTTAAAAGGTGAAATCAAATCAGTAGCTTCAGCACGTGGTTTTTCAGTCCATGTTTTAGCAGCTGATGGTTCTATAGCTTCTTCAACTAGATATGATACTTATGCAGCTGTAGCAAATGCTACGGCAATGAGTAACGCTATTGCTGCGATTCCAAATGACACCTTTGTTATCGTTACAAACTACGACAGTATTGGTGTAAACCTAGCACCAGTTAAGAATGCACTAATTTCGTTAGGTGCCAATCCATTCACACTTGATCAAATAACGGGTCGGGATGCATACATTTTAGTTGGTCAGAAGGGGATTGGTTCAGGTCGCGGTATTGAATTGCATGCAACACCTGATACTGGACCAAATGGTGCTAAGCAAATCATGCTTGCAGTTCAAGTAGTTAGTGGTATTCCGATTGGTCTTGCAAACAATAGCGGAAACTTACAAAAGGTTTTAGAAAACCACGCACAAATTCTTCAAGAAAAAATTACAAGATCTGATGCGAAAGAAGTATTTGCTGAGGAAATCAAAGTCTTTAAAGCACAACTTGATACTTTACGTTACTCAGAAGAGAACTGGATTTTACTTGGTGATGATACTAAAAATTTAAGTATTTCTACTGGTACAAACCGAACTGTAGCTGTTTGGGAACTGCAATATAAACACAAGGAAATTCCAATTGATAAGGGTGATCCAATAGTTGCGAGAATCAAATACACAGCAACTGCAGGATTAGTTGGCGCTACATGTAGTATTCAATTTCATGGTGCAACTTATAGTGTTGGGTTGCCTTCGTTTGTTGTAGCTGCAAGTGGTGAAATAGAACTTACTGGTATTTTCCCATCTGATTTAAAAGCCTCTGCTTTTGAAGCTATTCCATTGGGTTTACGGTTTGATAATGCTCCATCTGGTGGAACATTTACTGTAACTAATATGTTTATTAGCCGGGGTAATTCAGCGCCAAATTTTAAGGGCGGATTTAGATCGTCTCTTAAACAAAATGCTCAATTTGTTGAAGATACTTTTATCAAGGCTGATGTAAATAAAGGGGTTATAGCTCAGCAAATTCAACAATATGATGCAACTGTACCTGGTGGTTTATCTTCTGTAGTAAAAACAACAAAAGCTACAGCTGACCAAACATCAAAGGATCTAGCTACACTTAGAAATACTGAAATTTCTCAGCTTCAAACAAGTACAAATAATCTTGGTTCCGCATTAGAAAACACAACAATGCTGGCGATGATGATTACTAATGGAAAATTGTTGCAGGGAGACGTAAATTTCAAAAAAGGTAACAATGGTGTATCTGTCTATAACAATGCCGGCAATGGGAACGTGACAGTTACTCGTGTCGCGAAAAGTGCTGATAACCCAACTACATCAACCTATGAAATTGAAATTAAAACCATTGGTGCTGCCAGCCCAACATGGGGTGGATTTGTTCAACTCGTTTATGGCCGTGCTAATGCTGTTTTTGTCATCAAGTATTTAATTAAGCTACCAGTTGGATATAAATTGGTGAATGCTGGTAACGCAATGGGGACAGGGGCAATTGATCGATTCATTGGCAGTACTGAGGGGACAGGCAAGTTCGAAACATATATTCGAATGATTAAATGTGGTGCTGTAGGTTCTTTCTCTAACTCAGGACATGTTTATGTGGCGGGAGGAACTACACCAACAGCTACTGCGCCTTTAGTTTGGACCTTAGCCCAAATCGAGCAATATGATGTTACTGATTACGCTTCAGCTGACCCGACTTTACAGGACTTTGTTTCTTCAGCTACAGACTCTATTTCAACATTAACCAACTTCAAAGAAACTTGGGCTGCCAAACTTACTGAGATGTCTTCAAAATTAGACAGTAAAAACGGCGCTTATATTTTGAATGCGGATATAACAAATACTAATGTTGAGCGAGCAATTGCAGCCTCATCACAGAAAATTACTTCTGAATATACCAATGCTATGAGTGTGCAGCCACTTGGTTCAGGTGGTGGTAAGATTTTCGTTAAGCCTTTAACTTGGCGTCAAGCAATCACTACTTCGGGTACATTGGTTATTAAGACACCAATTACAGTTGGTGCGTACATGACCAAGGTTAAAATTTCTGGTTATAACTACAATAACAAAGAAGATAATATTTTCGATCTGGATTTGGCATTTTACGCATATACGTCAACAGTGCCATTTTATCCAAATATGACGTCACGTTCTTTTGGTATTACCTTAGATGAAAATAATGCTACGACTAAAGGCCTGGCTCTAGCTTTAGATAGCAATAATAAGGTGTGTATCTTAATTACCAAAAAAGATGCTTGGTCTTACCCAGCAATTACAGTTGAGTCGGCCACTATTACTCATACAAATCCGCCAGATTACTTTAAAGATGGCTGGACGGCGGCCATTGAAACAGATTTATCAGTTTATAAGTCAGTTACGCCGTTTACAGTGACTTCAATGATGGAAACCACTGCAGGTTCACAAGCCAAAGTGGATGTTCCAATGGCTCAGTTAAGTGATATTGCTGCTGATAATAAACTCACACCAGTTGAGAAAAAACAGGCGAAGTTGGTTTGGGATACACTTTATCAAACTGATGCAAGCTTGCGAGCTGAGGCAGTCACTTATGGTATATCTTCTGCTGCTTATGCCACGGCATTCAGTACTTTAAATACATATTTGGCATCTTTATTCGCAAATATGAATGTAACTAGTACGATTGACCGAAACCAGTTCATTACAAACTTTGCTAACGTTCACAATGCACGACAAGCATTAGTACGTGCAATATCGGAGAAGGCTAAAGAAATAGCTGATACTGCCAAGGATATAGCTTCTACTACAAAAGCGACATTAGAGCGTGATTACATGACGTCTACCAAGACGAATGAAGCAATCGCATCTTCAACAGAAAGAATGTCTGCACTGTATTCTGCAAATGGTCAAAAGATCATGGCTTCAGTACTAGAAACATGGCAAAAAGATTGGTTAGTAAAAACTCCAAGTGGAAATAAGCCTGAACTTAGTTTAGTAGCAGATGCAACTTGTCGTGGAGGATATGCATTAAGAATTGGTAATAACGTAGGTAATGATGAAGCCTGGTTAAATTGGTTCACATCTTTGCCTATCGATGACAATAAATATTACCGAGTTAAGTATAGATTCCGCCGTGTAAGTGGTACCGGAGTTGTTTATGTTGGTGCGACCTGTCAAAACGCCAATAAAACAAAATATATTGCTCAAGATAACTCTGAAATCAATGATATCGGTTCAAGTCACTATTTAGTCGCAGGTACCGCACCAGCGTTGGGAACTTGGATAACCGGTACTGCTTATTTTAAGGGGCGATCTGCTGGTGCAAGTGCAGGTGCTGGCACTCTACTAAGCCCTAAAACATTTGCTAATAAAGCTGCTTTCTTTACACCAGTATTCATTGGTAACTATTCAGGAAAAGCTGGTGAGGTGGATCTAGACTTTATAGATATTGAAGATGCTGACAACATTGCTGATTTTGAAAATTTCAAAACCACATATACAACTGATGTGGGAGCATATGCTGGTGCATTACAAACTTTGGTTTCTGTTTACGGCCAAAATGCTATCAAGCTTAAATCACAAGCTGATTTGATCGATGGTGTGAAAGGTAAGTACGTAATGGGAATGGATAATAATGGTGTGTTCTCTGGAATGTCTATGGTCAGCGAGCAAACGAATGGAACTGTGCTCAGTTCTATAGGTTTTCAAGCGGATAGAATTTTCTTCACAACTGGTTCTTCTTCTACTAAATATATGCCGTTCATAATCCAAGACAATCAAGTTGTGATGAACAGTGATGTATTTATTAAGAATTTGACAGCCGCAAACTTTAAGGCCAAGTCTCTTACAGCTGAATTATTCAATGTTGACAAGTTAAGTGCCATAACTGGTGAACTTGGGACTTTAATTACTTATAAAGATCCTAGTCAGCCTCAAAAAAGCAAGAATGGTCATTTCAGGGACCGCTTTAAAGTTATATGACGATAACAATATTGAGAGAATTTATATTGGTTTATAAATGGCTACATTCTTATTAAGGGACCTCGGTGGCAACGTGGTCCTTGATCTAACATCTAATCTTAGTATGTATACAGAAACGTTAAGTGTTGTCCTCCCGAAAGGTTCATCTATGGACACAATTGTACGAAAACTAGATACTGCTGAAAATCATCCAAGATGGTGGGCTTATGTAGCTTCTGGTGAAGTGTTATCTGCCAATAGTGCTGTAGTTGAGTCTTATTCAAATGGTATGGGATGTGCCATTTTGACTAAAGCTATGGCTATTGAGGCTAAGCTGGGCGATAAGATACTTAATCAAATGGATGATACTTCATCTTATTTATTAATTTATGATTGTAGAGCTTATTACAATATAGCTTTTCAGCAAACGGTTAGTATTCATATAGGTAAATGCTAATGGCTGAATACATCAAAATTCTCAATGATAATAAAGTGACAATAATTGACGACAGCTATAGAAACTTTCACCTTATAAATAAGTTTGTTAGGGAAGTCGCTTCTTCAGACCCATTACCTCCTGCAGTACTATCTGTATCTGGTTACGTTAAGTGTCATGTTTTGAATGTTACATCTTTACAAAGACCAATTGTGGTATTTACAGGCGTTTCTGTGATGCAGGTCAGATATGAAGAAACTTCCACAAATAATTGGAAAATAACTGTAATTTTTGACACCTTAGACGACCAAGGAGGATTTAAATATAAGAATACTTTTCCTTTTACAAAAGCAAATTATTATGTATTTGGATTAATTATTTTATTAGAAAGTGGTCATTCGCCAAAATTACTAATTAAGAATGGTAAAGGTGAGATTGTATTTTCTAACTCCCACAATCCTTTAAAAGTAGTTAAAGCAGAAACTTTTTATTTAAAAGGCAGTGCAAATTATTTTAGCTCATGGTTATCAGATATACCTGATTATAATGCTAATAAGACTTATGGCTTGGCTTTAGCTTGTCCAGCTCATTATGAATATTATTGGGGAGCTGGTGGTTTGAGTTCTTATATGCATTCATACTGTACTATAAAGACTAACTCATATAGTGATCCAACTTTCTCAGGTAAGATCCTTCGGGGATATACGATACTAGCTAATGGTATGAATACTTCAGCTAGTCTCTATTCTCCATTTCATAGTCATTTAATAGTTGATATTACTGGCTATTAAAAAGCCCCTTATTAGGGGCTTTCATGTTTAAGCAGGCTGATCATTAACTGGTGGTTCTTCTACAAATGTGTAATTTACTGCTACCGACCCAGTCTCTAAATCCCAGCCTAGATTTAATGTTTTGAAAGCAGGACGGTTGTTAAAACGTTGAGCATTGACGATGTCTTGGGTTTTTGAGCTAATTCAATATCCAAAGCATTAAATACTTTAACTTCGGCCATGAGCTTTTCCTCTAATTAGATAAGAAATTTGTTCAGATAGAATTGCATGCAGTTAATTAATGGAATCTGTACGGTTCCAATTAACTTTGGAACCCATCTAAAAGTTAAAATTATTAGTCATCAAAATACTTAATTATTTAGGTATTTTGGCTTAGTTATGTCTTCTCGGTTCTTATCGTTGTTACTCGGTGAAAATGTTAATTCATATGATCAGCAATTCGATACGTCTAATCAGGATGCAACAGCGCAGCTATATGAAACTATGGCTCCGTTTTCACTTGGGACTAACCAAACCAAAGCCAATAAGAAGCGTACTCGAAAAGAAATTCTTACTAAATGGGAGAGAATGTTACGCTTTGCACCTATCGCAGAGGGTATGGGGATTCATGTTTCTGCAGCCTTAGGCGGAGATTCTTATAGCGGCCAACAAGTCTTTATTACGCCCGCAGAACGGTTAAAAAAGGCGAATGGACCAGCAGCTGAAAAACTAAAAAAACAACTAGATGAGCGCCGTGTAAAGATGGAAAAGCTTATCAATAAGTATTTAAGCAAACTTGCCCGAGATGCTATTTCTTTCGGTGATTCCTATGCACGTATTTATGGGAAAAAGATATAGGTGTAATTGACCTCGTATGCAATGAGTATACATATCCGCCATTAATACAACCGTTCGAACAAGGCAGTAAGACTGTCGCCTTTTTTGTTTAGATCCTCGTAATTGGCAAAAAACTATTACCAAACTGAATACTATTCAAATGGTACGTTTCAAAATGCCCCGTATGAGCAATATTGCTCAATATGAGCTTGTTGAAACTGGTCTTGTCACGAAAATGTTGGAGGGTGATGATCCAGATGAGCTACCAATCTTACCAGCGCATTTAGGCGGCTCATTTCTTTATGAGATTGAAGATATTTATGATGATGTAATCCTCGCTTTGGCATCAATGAATAGCCAGCAAATTGCAGATACCGTAAATCAGATGTTCTTGACAGTAAATATGTCAGGAATGCCGCCAGCACAACGTCAAGCCTATATCCGTGGTTTAGAAGGTTTACTCAAAAATCATGAGGCTTATGTCCGTGATGCTTTATCAGGTGGTGAAGCAGTCTGGAATACTGCTTTTCACATGCTTCCAGTATTTGATGAAAAACAAGTTCTAAATCCAGTGGGTGATATCAAGAATCAACGAAGCTCACCTATTAATATTGAACAGTTCATGATTAATGTCCGTTTGTTAATGGGCGGTATAGGTCTAGACCCAAGTATGGTAGGGTGGGCTGACATGTTAACTGGTGGTATTGGAGAAGGTGGAGCATTCCATACTTCTGCACAAATCATGCGTAGGTCACAAGACATTCGAACAGCAGCTTCCGAAGGGATTAATCAAATTCTTCACTTGGATTGGGGTTTTGCTTATAACGAACAATTTGAGCCTGAAGATTACCCTTGGCAAGTTGAATATTATTCAAACCAAACTGCAGCAGCTACGGAAGAAATCAACAATGCTCAATCAAGAATGAATACAACATTACTTAAAACACAAGTAATCGCATCATTGAAAGAATCAAATTTAGATGTAGATATTATGGCGTACATTCTTGAGCGCGATACAGGTATGAAATATGAGGAAGCATTAACATTAGCTGAAAGTATTGCTAAGAGCCGTAAATTTCCAGAGGATGAAGAATAATGGCTTTTTTTGAATACGAAACACAGAATAAAACTATAAATAACAGTTTTGGAAACGTTTTAAATCCGTTTAAAGATCGTTTTGCTAAAAATCCTGTCTTATGGTCTGGTCTAACAGTGGATCGAGCTGTTTCCCATTATCAGGAACTTTACGCATTAGGAACACTTTCAGCTGCACATTTTGGAATTGAAATTCGCCCGTACCGTGCAAACAGTAAAATTTCTCAAGCAAATATTCCAATTTTTGATCCTTCAAACAAAGTTGCTTGGTTAGCCAATAATGTAGATGTATCACTACTAGATGCCCAAACCGATGCAGTGCATGTGGGGCATTTTCAACTCAACCATGTAACTGGTAATGCTTCAAATGAGTTGAGCATTTCATTTATTGAGACTAAAGAAGCAGCTATTGCGAATAGTGCTAAAGCTATAAAAGAAATAATGTTTAATAAGGATGGTACTCAGCCGCCACCAATTGAATACTTAATGAGATTAAAAATATATGCTTTTGATAAAGCTGCAAGAAATCAAAACCAATTTGAAATTGAGCATCTAGTTTCACTTCAAGCAGGCAATTTGCCCCTTGATGCCTCTAATAAAGCACATGCCATTGTTACTTTAAATTTCATCAAAATGTTTCCCAACTTAAAATAAGCTATGGAACTCATTGCCTTTATAGATTCACCTACTTGAGAAAATATCCTCAAATTAAAATGAGGATAACTCCGTGAGTGTTAAATCAATTTTCATTCAAACACACGCACCACATCAAAGCCGATTAGTACATGGTTTTGACTCCATGGTGAATAGTGGTGCTTGTTCAATTGGGTTTATTAAGGGTGATTACCGTCAAATTAATGCTTTAGTCACTGAAGATTACACGGAAAATGATTTCTGGCGTGTTGTAAATTTAAAAGGTAAAAAGGGTGGGATAGATGCGTTTGATTCTGTTGCGGTATTAGGCGCTATCGATGACCAGCATGCAGCTGATTTAGCGATACTGCAATTTGGCCGAATGTTTGATGCTAGTGTTACAGATGTTATTGAAACAAATCAATTTGGACTTAAGCGCCATTTATCATCACAACAATTTAATTTGACGGGTTCAAAACCGATTCAAAGATGGCAACTAGAACAATTACAAAATGTTGTAGCAGCTGAAAAACCTGAATGGGATGGAATCAATTTAATTTCTCATGAGGGTGATACTTCTAAGTTGTTATTAGATATGCAACGAAATGATGATCACAGCCAATTATTGAGTAAATTTGATGGGTTACCTACACTTTTATCTAGTCTAGGCGTAGAAGAAGCGCTTTACGACTCTATTATCGTTGATTACCAGCATTTAGAGCAGCTGTCTGCAATTTTGCATCACTCTATGGATCAGTTTTCAAAAACTGGCGTCAAAATCGTTAACGTTACGGAAAGTAAGCCCTTTAAGCATAAAAAAGTCCTTCAAATTGCTCTTACTTATGATTTTGATGACGGCCAAAACTTCACAATCCTTTTTCATAAGCCAGATCGATTATCAAAAAAATTAGTCCAGCAGATTCATTAATTTCATGGAAGATTTTAATGAACAATCGGGATATAACTGCTGCAATCCAGCCTAATCAGGGAGAAGGAATTTCAATTCCAGTTCTCGCTGGTCGAATTATGAAGTTGATTAACCAAAATAGTAATCGTTTTAAGCGGTTACAATCTAAAAAAAGCAGAAAAGGCCAAGGCTTTAGCAGATGCAGAACTACGCCTCGAGCAAAAACAAAGTCAATTAAATTCTTTAAGTGCAGAAATTTCCAATTTATTAAACGAATTGGATCAGTTGCAAAATACATTGTTAACCAAGCAATCTGAGGAAAATGAAGAAATCATTAAAGAGAATAGTCTCGATAATGAGTTACCAGATAGTATTTCTGATGAAGAAGCCGAACGTTTAAAAGCCGATTTAAAGCGTTTAAATGCTGATCCTGAATGGGCAGGTGAAGATGGTTTACGTTACCAAGCATTCTTTGAACGTATCAATAAGGCTCTAGAGGGGGACTCTGATGCGGTAGTTTGGGCACGTGAATGGATTTCTGAACTAGATGACCAGGCTTTGGCTCAACAGCAAGCAGAATTAGAAGCAAAAAAACTTATTGATGCCGAAAATGAAGCTAAACAAAAAAGAGATGAAGAAGTTTTAGCAGCACGTGAAGCTGGTATAGCTGAAAACAAAATGATGCAAGCTTGGTTAGACACTTTGGAAAATCCTGAAGATTCTAACAACATAGACTTTATGGCTTGGGTTTCAGATCGCCGTGGTGAATTCTTAAAAAACTGGAATGGGGCCGAAGGTTCACCAGAATATTTAACAGCATTTTATGAATATTCAAGAGCATGGGCAGATGAACATTTAGCGGATCGCCTCAGTAATAAAGAGCCAGCCCAAAATTCAGATAATGATGAATCTAAAGAACTTAATGCTCCGACAGAAGTTGAAGATCTTCAGCCTAGTACGACAAATGATGAAGGTAATCCACTTTACCGTTCAGTAATTGAAGGGCAGGTTAAAGTTAATCTTGAGTTATTAGAGCAAATTCGAGATGAAGCAGAAAAAGACTTAAATGATCCACTTCTTGTTCCAGCGGTGACAGAACTCTTGAATCAAGTGCAAAAATGGAAGCGGAGAATATCTAATGACAACTTTAAATCTAATTTCTATTCAAGATATTGCTAAAAATCCATTAGTTGTAATTGATCAAATGATTAGTTTCTTTAAACCTAAACAGCCCTTTACTGGGCTATTGAAGGGTAGAACTAATAATGTGAAAACAGCCAAAGGACAAAAGATTTCTACTGTATTCGCTTTAGTTGATATTGATCAAGTAATTGCATCTCATACAGCAACTGGTGCGGAAAACCCTAATTATCCGCAAGAATTGCAGCCACGAGATCGTAGTCGTGAATCCTCACAAGCATGGGTACAGAAAACTGCTAATGATTTAGACCCCGAAAGCCTAGGCCGCTCAGGTCGGGCAGACACGGGAGCACCGATAACTGGTGATGATTTAGTTGTTGAATCAGGAAATGGCCGAACAATGGCAATCAAGCTTGCCTATGAGCGCGGTACCGCAGATGAGTATAAACAATGGTTGATTGATGAAGCTGATTACTTTGGCTTTAGCAGTGAGCAGGTCCAAGCAATAGCTCAACCAATCTTGATACGTATTCGTACAACTGAGATTGATAGAGCTCAATTTGCCATAGATGCTAACCAAGATGATAAGTTGTCTTTTACAGCAACTGAACGTGCTAAAGCTGATGCTAAACGTTTAGATGAGAATTTACTGGCTCTTTTTAACCCGAGTGAAGATGGCGATTTATTAGCAGTAAGTAATCATAAGTTTATTCAAGGTTTTTTAAGTAAATTAGGTGATACAGAAGCTGCCCAGTACACAACGAAAGATAAAAAACCAACACAAGCACTGATAAACAGAATCAAGGCCGCAATTTTTAGTAAAGCGTACAATGATGATCGTCTGCTAGAAATGATGGCTGATCATACAAAACCAGATCTTCAAAATATGCTTAATGCGCTTGGTGTTGCTGCGCCTAAATTTATTGAAGCGCAAGCTATAAGTCGTGGAAATGTTCAAGATATATCAGATCAAATCGTTGATGGAATGGAGCAAGCCATTGATCAACGTGTTGCTAATGCAATTATTGATGCAGCAAATACCATTTTATCTGCAAAGCAAAATGATCAAGATATTGTTGAGTTTGTAAAGCAGCAAGGGCTTTTTGAGGATCTAGGAGAAGGTGTTGCTGAGCTCGCCGTATTTCTCGCCAAGAATAGCCGCAGTTCAAAAAAAATGAGTATGTTATTTAAAGCATTAGCTGAATTTGCAGAGAAACAGGCTTTAGATAGTAGTAATGTAGGCTTGTTTGGTGAACCTGAACCAGTAAGTGTAAAAGATGCTATCCAATATGCACAACAAGTGCTTGGTGATGATTTCATTAGTGTGCAAATGTACGATTCCTTGGTTGATTCCAGCAGTTCAAGTAGCCCTAAAATAATTCGATTAACGAAAGAGGGGGCTGAACGTTTCCACAGTGCTTTGAAAGCTAAAATTGATCAAAGTAATGAAAAGGAAAATCAAGAAGGGAACAAAATTAATGACATTCTTTTCGAAGAATTAGATGTTTAGATCTGGAACCTACTAAAAATTAGATACTTACGATCATTCAACATAGGAATGTAAAGTTCCTATGTTGAGGGATATATGTCCATCTTAAAGCTCAAACCAATCACTAAAGACACAGTATTGGTTGCGATTTATTACATGATTGATTTCATGCATTATCAAAGCAATATTGCTCGATTTTTCCTTCTTATCATCCATAAGCAAATAGAACTTAACTTGTCTATAGCAAAGCAAGCTTTAGCTTTTGCCCGTCAAGAAAGTGACTTTCCAAAATTGGATGAAGTTATTGAAGTCTTATATAACGAGGCTATCAAAAACATTGATGAATCAGTTATCCAACACCTTAATAACAGTTCCAGAAATGTTATTGAACAATTAGAGACAATTGTTTCTCTTTTTGCTTGCGATAAAGAGCTAAAGGCTTACACCACTAAAAAGAATAAAACGCTACAGGTCATTGGGCTTAAAGGCATCAAATTAACCAAAGCTAAAGAATTTGACCCTTATGCCTTTTATTATCAGGGTGAAATTTTAGTACGCTCAAAACATCTTAAAGCTATTCCAGACTCTCTTCTTTCTGAAGATCAGCAACTAGTAAAAGGGATATTCTCATATGTATCAAATACCAATTCAGATGTGGAATCAGTTGGCGAATTTCGTCTCAGATCCAGAGGACCAATTGTTTCTACAACTGGATCAGGAAATGATGAATTTGAGGCTTCAGAAGCAATCAGAAATGATGGAGAAATTGGGGTACTCCGAGACAGTAATTCTGGCTTATCAAAAAGTAATGATGCAAGTTTATCTAGCGTCCGAAATCCAAGAAATGAATCTTCAGATGGAAATAGTAGAGCCAGTACTAACCGGATTAACAGCAGCGGAGGCGGTGAACTATCTGGTAAGAGATCATCTCTTAAACGAGCAAGAGATCGATCAATTGTACAATCTGCTAAATCAGTTAGAGCTGCCATAGATGAAAAGCTAGAAGCTCAATTAAAAGCAGATAATGTAGAAACAATTTGGAGCGATGCTTCAAATATTGACGCAGCTTTGCCATATCTGCAACCGGCACAACGTGGTGATGTTTTAAAAACTGAAAAGCGGTTAATTGAGGAAAATAAGAAGGGTATTCTTTTTACTAACGGCACTGGTACAGGTAAAACCTTTACTGGGCTTGGAGTGGCAAAGCGTTTTATTAATGCTGGTCTCAAGAATATTTTGATTGTTACCTTGAATGATAAGATTGCAAATGACTTTGTAAAAAGCTCAAGTCCGTTGAATATCAAAGCTTACAAATTAAAAAGTATTAAAGATAACGGCGGTGATGAACACACAGTCGTGGTCACAACCTTGCTAATTTTGGACAAAATAAAAGTTTAGTTCACAAACATTGGGACCTGATATTAATTGATGAGGCACATACTCTATCGCAATCATCCGATGGTAAAGCAACTGCAGCATTAAACAAACTAAGAGCATTAACCGGGCATTTGCATGGTTTTAGTGAATGGTTTGAAGATAAATTGCTGATCAGATGCCAATTGAAGAGCTCGATGAAGATGGTAAAGAAACAGAACAATACCTAAGTGCTTATAACAAAATGCAGATCCTTCGAAATGAACAACGAAAGATCTGGAATTTGAATTGGAAACACCAGAAAAGTAAGGTCAAAGTTGTTTTCTTATCTGCTACACCATTTAGTTATCACTTTTCACTTGACTGGGCGGAAGGCTATTTATTTGATTATATGTCTCCTTCAGTATCAGTTGATGACCAAGGTAATTTAGCTGAAGGCTTTAGTAAGGCTCGAGAGCACTTCTATATGGGAAATCTTGGATATCGAAAGCGATATGGTAAGTTGACCCGACCTGAAGCTAAGGTAGATACAGGAGTACTTGAAAGACAGTTCGCCGAAAATCTTAAAAACACTGGTGCTATGTCTGGGCGGGATTTAGAAGTTAATTTTGACTATGATCGTAAATTTATTCTAATTGAATCTCGTGTGGGTGAGCTTATTGATGAAGGTTTAACTTATCTTCGCAATGGTTATAAAGAAATAGAAGGGCACAAAACACGAACTTTTGAAGAATGGGCTGCTCAGACTGGTAAACCAACAACAGGCTGGGGACGTCATGCATCTATGCAAGAATATGATCGGCTATTTACTGGCAACCGATTTAAAAACATATACGAAATTATTGCAAAACGCTTTGATTACTTAGCAAGACGCCGTTTGTTAGAAGCTATTAAAGCTGAAGCTTGTGTTGATATGGTGAAAAAGCACTTAGCATTAGGTCGTAAAGTAGTAATTTTTCATGACTATAACGAGGGCGGTGGTTTTGCACCTTTCTTGATTAGTAAGCTTGATATCGAAAAATATGAAAGCCCACTTAGAGAAGATATTGAGCTTGAATATAATGCATTCAAAGAAAATAGACCGGATCTAGTAAATCTCAATCTTGATTATGATTCACCTGTTGAAACTTTAAAGAATGCATTTCCTAATGCTCTTTTATTTAATGGCCGTCTTTCAAAGCAACAACGTGAAACTAATGTAGCGTTATTTAATACTGATGATAGCGGGCACGATATTCTCATTCTGCAGTCAGATGCTGGTTCTACTGGGATTAGCTTGCATGATACAACTGGTAAACACCAGCGAGTACTCATTAATATTGGTCAACCAACAAAGCCAGCCAAGTTGAGACAGACGGAAGGGCGTATCTATCGAACTGGACAAGCATCAAATGCTATTCAGAGATACTTGACTACTGGTACTGCATGGGAACGGGCTGCATTTGCAGACACGATTGCTGGACGCGCAGAAACAGTAGATAACTTTGCAAAAGGTGCTGATGCTGTAGTAAGTATCAAAGAAGCGTTAATTCAGGCTTATGAAGAAGCTAAATATGAAGAGCCAAGTCTAAATGATGGTATTGGCGGTAAAGCATATGATGAAGAAAATGCCCGCATTGCTAAGTTAACACCATTTGATCAAGCACTCACATTCTACTATGCCAAAGGCAAACGTTCTGAAAGTCGTGATAACCGCGAAGGTAAGGAATGGTATGCAACGCCTGAACCTCTAGGATTCAAAATGATTGAATGGGCAGGGGTACACACTGGCGATTCTGTGCTTGAACCTAGTGCTGGTGATGGTGCTATTGGTCGTTTTGTTCCTCAGGATGTAGAGTTGACAATGATTGAACCGACTGAGTCTTTAGCTAGTCGTGCTCAAATGGCAAATACAGGTGCTAAAGTAATTGTTGATACATTCGAATCTTTAGAATCATTGAATAAGTACCATGCGATTGTGATGAATCCGCCATTTGGTCATGCTGGCACTTTGGCAATTCAACATATCAAGAAGGCTTTTGGTCATCTTTATGATGGTGGTCGGATTGTGGCCTTGGTACCACGTGGTACGATGGATTCTAAAGTAGACGAATTTATTGAAAGCACACCTGGTGCAATTTTGACAGCTGAAATCTGGTTACCTCAATCAACCTTTAAAAATGCTGGTACCGCCGTTTCAACTCGCATCATCATTATTGAAAAACATGCAGGCTCTAATGATGTTCCAATAACACGAGAATTAGACTTTACGCACCTTACTAGTGTTGAAGACCTCTTTTCAGAAATTCGTGATATCGCAATGCCTCCTAGAAAATTACGTATTGATGAGCAGCTTGCTAAGTACCAACTATATGTCAGAACTGAACGTAGCAAGTATGTATTCAATGGCGACGGCGTGGATAAACCTCAGATTAAGAATATCATGCTCAAATTCTGGGGCTCAGAAGTTAATGAGTTTGATGAAATTGTTATGCCATATAACAAGTCTGCTGAAATCATTAAGAAGATTGATGAATTTGAGCAAGAGAATAGTATTAATCTAGCTGCTTAATATAAGTAATAAAAATACGCTCTTGATGAGCGTATTTTTTATGGATTGTTGGATACAGCAAAATTAAATTTATAAATATTATGTCTTTGAATTTCACTTTATTCGGGAATCATTGAACTTGCATATGAACTAATTAAACTTCGTGAGAGTAAAAATTTTTCTCCAACACTTTCAAGAAGATTACCATGATCATCTACACTAAAATGAGCAATATGAGGATCATTAAATAAAAAATCAGGGAATGGATATTTAGCATGAGGATTATGAAAAATATATAAACCATCAAAGATTGATTCTGTATATTCTTCTTTAGGAATTCCTTTGTGGATATCAGGAATTAATGTACTCTCACTTACGTCATCCCTAGTGTAAAGTGCGTTAAAGAAAGTAGTTTTATTTGCTTCAGTTACTTCAGCTAATGCTCGAACTTTCCCCCAAGTTGCATAAGGGTTATAAATTACAGCACTAATATCTTCATACTCTGAAGTAGTAAAGAAACCTAGAGGAATTTCTGCTCCATTATCTTTCTCAATAAAATCCATTCTTTCTCTTGGTAAATAGTTGAGTTTATCGGAAATGGCCTTTTCCTCATTAAGATAAATTCCATAGAGAACAGCAATTAAACCACGATGACCTATAAAGTGGGAATGAGGACGATCAAAAGAATTAAGACCTAAAATAAATGGTTTGCCATTAACATGAGATAAATTTTTATATGATTTTTTAAATTTTTGAGCCTTAGATACAATCGAATTAGCTATTCTAATAATTGATTTTCGATTGAACTCTTTAAAGTCAATTTCAAAATCTAAATATTCACCGCCAAAACCATATGCTGGCAACCCATCTTGTTCTGGATTGGCAATTGTCGCTTCAATACAAAAAGCTGAATTATTTTTGTTACATACAAAGTCAGGCGCATGATGTTTATAGTCTATATCAATATTTTCAGATTTCAGAATTTTATTTAGATATAATTCCCAAAAAGAAGACTCAAAAGTAGTTTGGAATTCTTTTACAAATTTATGATCTCTATCAACAAATCCATTTGCCCAATCTAATAGAACATTCCTTTCAGCATACATTGCTTCATTTAATAACAATTTAAAAATTTTATGCTGTTTTTCGGTTTCAACAATAGGTGTAAATAAATCTAACATTTTTATTTCTCAAAGAATATTTTTAAATAAAAATTTTAAATTTCATCATACTAAAAAATTATTAATAATCAAATCCATATGGAAAATCTGAAATTAGCGTATTTTCAATACTTTTTATCAGTTTTAATGCTGGAACAAAGCTAATAAGTGTCCTTATTTTTTAATTAATAATAGCTTAATTTTTATGAATTAGTACTTAAACATGTCCAAAGCTTTAGCTTATGCACCAGCTGTAAATACAGCAAAAACAAAGTTGCCCAGTACTGAATCAGATCCTTTCTATGGGTCAATTTCAAAGCATAAATACGCTGAATTTTCACTTTGTGATAAAGATGGTAACCCAGTAGCCTCACCAGTAATTCGTGCTTTGTTGACTGACGGTGATAAAAGTATTGAGAGCCAATGGCAAACTCCATTTGAAAATAGCAATCCAGAACTAAAGATGCCAATGTTGATGGCTAACTTGCAAACTGGGCAAATGCTTCAAGCTGCAGCAACGTTAGGTGAGAATTCACCTTTCATTTCAGCATTAAGTGATATGGCATCAGGTCCTTTAGCAACGGCTGAAAATGCACTTAAGAGCGTTGAAGGGCGAACAAATTTAACTAAAGTGAATACAACTCAAGTATTCCTATCTACATCATCAGTACGTCTTAATTTATCAATCTTTTTCTTGGCTTTTAGTGATGCGAGAACAGAAGTTGAAGACAGGATCATGCAATTGGAGGCTTGGAGCGTACCAGTTTCATTATCTTCTGAGTCTACACTGCAGAATGTTGTCAATGATTCAAATACTACTTTAGAAGGCTTGTTTTCAGGTGTCATTCCACCGTTTGTATCACTTACTACTCACGGCAAAACTTATAAGCCTTTCATTATTGAAAGCGTTTCCGCGCCAATTGTCGCGCCAATTGATGAAAAGGGGAACCGGTTAAGTTTGGCCGTCAATATTAGTTTGTTGAGTCGAACTGCATGGGATTCAAAAGATATTTATTCATTGTATGGAGTCAAATAATGATTACATTTGATCCGGTGCCAATAGGCGAAAATACTTTTCAAATGCATGAATTGAGTTTTGAGCAATGTCTTAAAATTTCAATCATTGCCCCGAATTTAAATGAAAAAAGACTTTCAGCTTTCGTGAAGTCAGTTTTAGATAATGTGGATCCTTTACTTTTAACAATTCAAGAGCGGTATTTATTGCTGCTTAAGTATCTTGAGAAACAAAGTAATACTATGTTGGAGGTAAACACTGACTGGTCTAAAGTTTTCCTTCAATCAGAAAATAATTGGAAAACTGAAACTACGCAAAATGGAATTACGGTTAGACAGCTTATTGGAATGGAAGCGGAGTTCTTAGAGGCAAATTGTAAGAATGTCGCTGAATGGATTGCCTGCATGATGGCTTTTCAGTTGAGTTATTCTAATCATGAGCACTTAGCTTTATTACCGGATAGAACAAATCCTAAATTATTTGAAGAACAATTTAAGCAGCGGCTAGATTTTATTAAGAAAATGCCAGCTAGTGATTTTGATTTGTGCTATCAAGACTTTAATAATTTAAACAATGAGTTATTTACTCATTTACGGTTAAGCGTTGATAACCACGGTATTTTAGTGGAAAGAGGTGCAGATGACGCGCCTGCACGATTTCGCACCGCTTCCATCTTTACAGGAATCATCAAAGAGTTGGACCGATCTTTTGCTTGAGACAGCAAGTAGTATTTCTGAAAACTGCCCAATGCCTTTATCGGATGCATTAAAAATGCCTTTGAGTTTTGAAAGTACTTACTTCAATTCATCAGCATGGGAAAACCGCAAGAAGTATTTAGAAAATGAAATTGAACGTCACAACGTATTCTTAAAATTAGGTCAAGAAGTCATTAAGGGATTAAATGCCCTAGCAAGTAGAGGCCGATAGTTTTATGTAGAAAAGTCTGATTAATTCAGACTTTTTCGTGCTTTGTATTTGGAACCATACTCTATTTAGAACAATAACACTTGCAAAAATAGCTCCAAATGAAACGTGGGGAATAGGTCATGTCTGATCATCAGGCAATTGAAGTCACAGTCACAACTTTTGCTAATAAAACTACCTTCTGGAGTGGTTTAGCAAGCGCATTTGGTTCTTTAACTTCAATTAATTGGTTGAGCTATACAGGTGCAATAGTGGCTGTTGTTGGCCTATTCATAAGTTTCATTTTTCAGTGGAGACGTGACCGCAGAGAACGTAAAGAAAGTGAATTACGTGAAAAAGAAAGCGAATTACGAATCAAAGCTTTAGAAGCTCTAGAGCAAGATAATTTACGAAAGAGGAAAGATGAATGAAGTTAATTGAAAACAATGCTTGGCAGTATCTATCTGTTAAGTTACCCGCCGTAGGTGCATTCATCATGCTAATTTTATTGCCAGCACTACAATGGGGTGTTGATTATGAAGTTATTCCTGAAAAATATCATGCATTTGTTACTGGTACTTTGATGCTTGTTCTGTCATGGATTGGAAAGAAAATTTCTCAACCACGACTTAATGGCCCGCAATTAACAGGCCAGTTAGTAGGGATCAATTCTTTATTGAATATCCCAACACCAACAAAGCCTGATGAATTAGCTTGGATTGCAGAAGCAAAAAAGCATCTTGGCCTTCAAGAAATACCTGGTAAACAGCATAACCCAACTATTTTAAAATGGCTCTCGGAGCTAAAAGCTTGGTGGGCTGACGATGAAACGGCTTGGTGCGGGACCTTCGTTGCACATTGCTTGAAATCAGCTGGAATTGCTTATCCTAAGCATTGGTACCGTGCATTGGATTATGTGAATTATGGTACAAAATTAGCTAAACCCGCTTACGGTTGTGTAGCTATTAAAACTCGAAAGGGTGGTGGGCATGTTTGTTTTGTAGTTGGCCGTGACAAAAAGTCTGGAAAGTTAGTATGCTTTGGAGGCAATCAGTCTAATAAAGTTTGTTATGCACTTTATAATGACTCTGACTTTCAAGAATTCAGATGGTATGGTCGTACAACTCAACCAGCTAGCAAACGTTACAACTTACCGCAATTAAGTGGCGTGACAGCAATTAGAGTTACTGAAGCATAATGAAGTTACTATTACTAAGCTTTCTTTTATGTGGCTGTACGGCACATACAATCAATAGCAATGTAAACGTATCTATTTGCGTTAAAGCACTTTAAAAAAAGCCCTGAATATTCAGGGCTTTTTAATTAATTATTTATTTCTGCATCGTAGACAGTTTGTAAAGAGGCTTTTAGAGCTTCATCATTTGTACTATCAATGAATTTCCTCATTTTCTCTTTGTATTCAAGGTGCCCAGCTTTATATTTTACAAGTAAGTATGAAAATTCAGCTTGCTTATAATTTGGGTCCTTCTTATTTTCTGGTTTGTTCAGCTCTACTTTTAGAACCTCTGCCACATAGTCATAGCACCTATTAATCGAAGTGGCTTCTTTCCCTTGTAGTGAAAGTAACTGACATCTAAATGTAAGTCGTGCTGTGTCATTTGGTTTCTGTGCAAGCTGCTTATCATTTAAAGCATGCGCTTTATCATAGTCATTCAAAATCATATATATATTCATTTGAAGAAGCTCACGTTTTCGCTTATCCGTGATTTTATCGACCTCAGGAAGTATCTCGCGCATATGCTTTTGAAAGACATCTTTATCTTCCATAGAGTATTTTTGAACGTACTCATTATGTTTATTAATAATTTTCTGATCTTCAGCAGATAAGGCTTTAGGCGCAGGGGTCTCAGTTTTTACTTCTGAATTTTTAGTGCTATCAGATGCATTGCTGCATCCACTTAGAAGTGCTGAGCCAATGATAAATAGGGTTAAATACTTTTTCATGCTTTACGTCTTGCCGCCGAAGTAATTGTAAACTCATAAGTTACGTCTGGGGGAGAAGTTACGACTACACCGCCATCAAATTTCGCATCATATTTCATTGTAAGCTTTGCCTTAATTACTTCTAAGTCTGGTACAGGTAGCTTAACCTCGCAACTACCTACAGGTTGTTTATCATTTGCCGTATTCCAGTAGCCCTTACCGACTTTTAAAGTGATTGTGTCACTTATCTGTTTATCTTTCTTAAATAAGCGAAGAACAGCACGTGGGATGATTGTTGCATCAGCTCTAACAGTAGGAGGTAGTAAGGTTGCAGTTACAAAGAGTTGATCTTTTTGACTTGGTGGGTTACTTCAAAGTTACAAGCGCCCGATACCATTTGTGACATTACACCAAATAAGTTTGTTCTATCTTGATCGTATGGCATTAACATCGTTTTGAATGGGACCATTGTTGTTTTATTTTGTTCTATGTAGTAATTCTCGTACTCATCTTTTACAAAGCTGTCTGTTGCTGGTTTTTTTTGAGACATTGGGGCTGGTGATGATTTAGCAGCAGAAGAAGCGGCTCCACCGCCGTTGTCTTGAACGACCAAATTTTGTTTAGGTAGAAGCTTACAACCACATGAAAGAGAGTCATTAACACGAGCTGCAGCTTTACCGAAAATTTGCATATTCGGATCGCCAGATACAATCGTTGCGACAATTTTATGTGTTGGGCAGGTTGCTTTATCACCGACACAAGCAACGGCAATGCCGTCAATTAGAAACGAACTGTTTCCTGAGATTACTTGGCCCCCTCCAGTAGTAGGGCAGCCAATAGTTATATATGGGGTTGCCAAATCTATACCTTCTTATTTTCATGAAGCAGAGGAATGTTAACAAAGAGGGATAGACAGTGCTGTATAGTTTTATTTATTTGGATGCACAGCTCATACGATCAAGAATGATGTGATTCTATATATTTGGGTAAAAGTAATAAAAAAATCCTCAATTGAGGATTTTTAAAGCTTAGTATTTATAAAAATACTATTTTACTTTTAAATTAATATATTGAGACATTTCAGAAGTTACTATATCAAGTATTTCTTTATTAAATAGTTTTTCGGAATTCTTTAGATGATTTGTCATTGCATTTAATTCAAAAGCTGATTTTGATTGTGATAGGTCTCTTAGCATTCCTCCAATACATCCTCTGTAATGTCGGATTCGATCTAAATCTAGATTAAGATCGGAGTCGAAGGTCTTTTCATAAATCTTTAAATCGATCAGAAATTGTTTATAGAGCTCTTCGCATTCATTGCGAAATATACTTCTTCTTTCTTCACATTCGTTAGGTATTTTTTCTGCCTGATCGATTAAATTTTTACTAATCTCTGGGAAGTTTTTTGAGTTCCATAAATGTTTTTGTGTCATTACATACTTATGATAATAATCAAGATAACTTACAAGTTTATATAAAGATGTTTGTGTATTTCTAGCAAGTTCAGATCTATTTAAGCCTGTTTGAGAATCTCTCCAATCATTAAATAAACTAGCTGCAATTATTGCTGCCCCAATAGTAGCTAAAGCTGAAAGTATGCTTACCATTAGGGACCAAGCTTCTTTTAATGGGTTATCAATTTGATTGTAGGAATATAACCAAAGAGTGAAAAAGAAAAATATGATACAAATGGAAGTAATCCAACCAATAGTATCTATTAATAAAACTTTAATTTTTGATTCATAACTTTGAGTATTTCTGAGGTTAGCTTATTTTAGATAATCATAAATATTAATCTAGTCGAATAAATGGAAATTTCATTTAAGTTTTTGATAGAAAAATGAGCAAAAAATTGCTCAAAATTGATAAAATCCTTCGAAAGTGAGCAAAAAATTGCTCATTTAGTTATTAAAGGTAGTTCATCCCATTTAAATGGATTCTTAGTTAATTTGTCTCGTGACATTGACCAGTTGCGACCTGGTACATAACACGAACTTATACCGAGTTTTTTCTTTCCGAATTTTGTGTGTACGTTCTCTAGTGTTTTCATCAATTGTTCTTTCTTTTCTATAGCTTCGAAATCTGTGAGCAGGTCATAAGTGTGACCTGTTTTGGGTTCTAGCCCAGTTAGTATCACACCGCACTTCTTATACTTAATACCTTCTTTAAAAATGTGAGATAGCATTTTTGTTGCAGCTTTACGAAATCTAACGCACAATCTGTTGGTTGTGAAAATGAGCCGGTTATTGACTTGTTATAAAACGGTACATTTTCATCAAAAGGACTTGATTGAACAAAAACAATAAGACAGCCGCATAATGATTCATCATCTCTCAATCTCTTACATGCTTCTTGTGCATGCATGGCTATTGCTTCTTGTAGGTCAATAAGTTCGGTAACTTTCGCACCAAAAGAACATGACTTAATAATTTGCTTTTTAGATGGCGGAGTGTCTTCAATTTCTAGGCAAGAGATGCCTTGTAGCTCGTTAATAGTACGAGCCATAACAATAGAAAAGCGTTTTTGCATTTCACGTGGTTCAGCACAAGCTAGATCAAGCACTGTATTAATTCCCATGCTTTGCAACTTTTTTGCATGTTTACGGCCGACCCCCCAGACTTCACTCACATCTATTTGAGCAAAGTAATATTCTTTATTGCACGGATCCATGTTTACGAGATCGCAAACGCCGTTAAAGCCTTGATTTTTCTTAGCTATATGATTGGATATCTTTGCCTCCGTCTTGCTGCGACCAATACCTACGCACACGGGCAAACCAATCCATTTCCATATTTTTAGGCGCATATCCTGAGCGACCTTTTCTAGGTCAAAATTTTTTTCATAAGCTGAAAAATCAACAAAACACTCATCTATTGAATATTTCTCAACTTCTTCATCAGTTACATACGATGCAAGAATCTTATGAAATCTGCGCGACATTTCAGCGTAAAGTTCATAATTGCTAGAGAGAACAATAACATTGTGTTTTTTTACTATGTCTCTGATCTGGAATAATGGCACCCCCATTTTTATATTTAAATTTTTTGCTTCATTGCTGCGCGCAACGGCACATCCATCGTTATTTGACAAAACGATGACTGGTTTATTGTTTAAACTTGGATTAAAGACTCGTTCACATGAGACGTACATGTTATTTACATCTATGAGAAAAAGACTTTATCTTCATGTCTCATGATTTTTTTCTTGTATTTTTTAGAATATAAGTAACTACACCCCAAATTATTAGTTCTTGCCCGTCATGAAGATGAATATCATCATAATCTGGGTTTTCAGCTTTTAACCAACGCTCATTTTCATCAATCATTAAGCGTTTAACAGTAAAATCATTATCTATAAGTGCAACAACAATATCGTTGTGTTTAGCATCAAGACTACGATCAACAATCAACTCATCATCAATATCAATGCCAGCGTTAAGCATCGAAAGTGATGCCACTCTAACAATAAATGTTGCTTCTTCATTTTTAATTAGGTGCTCATTCATGTCGAGAGTTCGATCAACATAATCTTGAGCAGGAGAGGGAAAACCAGCTGAAACTTTTTCTATAGCTAAAGGTATTGAAAAAAAAGTAGTAGGTGAAACTAATTTTATGGATTCAACCTCACTCAATACCTTGCCAGCATTGAGATGTGGTTTAATTTCGATAATGGAATTGGGGATAATGCTCATAGTTACTCCTTGATTTCGTTACATAATCAAGATGATATGCTAGAGCTTGGTTTAAATTCAAATTAAAAAATTGTGCATAAATAATGACTAGTCATTACTTGTCGCGTTAGTTAGTGCATTTGGTCGGAAATTCAACGGTGCTAATTTGCACTTTTTTTTGGTTTTGGGAAGTAGTCTGCAGTAAATTCACCTAAGGGCATTTCAAAGAAAAATTGATCTGCATCTTCTTTTTGCAATTCAGCCAATCTTCTCGATACTCGTCAGGAATAACGATAATAGACCGCTTTTCATCTTCTGGCTTATGAAACTGTGACATAAAAGGGTGATTATCTGCATTAATAGTTAGCATTGACATTGATCTTACTTGCTGCCCATCAATCACAGTCGAATCATAAATAGCAGCTACTGTAAAAGGTAAGCCATCCTCTCGATAAATTCCCCATCTTTCCGCTTTACCATTCACATATCTCGGTTCATAGATCTTTTCGACTGGAATTAGTGCAAACTTACTTTTAGCCCACGCATGTCGAAAGCTAGGCTTTTTATCTACCGTCTCAGTGCGGGCATTGTATGTGTACTTTGAAAATTTTAAATCATGGTTCCAAGGTGGGATCATGCCGAACTTTACTTGCCGCCATTCAATGTGGCCATCATTCGAAAATATAAGAGGGCAGTCGTAACCCGGATAAACATCATTCTTATAGTCGAAGGTAGGTTCTAAGAGATCTAATAGATGTACCCGGTCTTTTGAAATTGGCTCATAATTAGCGCACATGATTATTTCCTTATTATTTAGTTTTAGAATGACAATTTTAGAGAAAAGGTTTTATATAATTATGTATCGAGTTTTCAATAGAAAATTACACTGAATATTTTTTGAATAAGATATTAATATAATTTGCCTTTTGGGAAGAAATGTTAAAATGAATTTATTGGAAGTTATAGCTAAAAATTGTGGATTGGCAGTGGTGGACTCCGTAACTTTAGGGCTAGGTTCAGCTGTAAAGAATTCCTTTTATGAAATTAAAGATCATGTAAGTCAATGTAATGATGCACTGTATCTAATGCAAATTAAAACATTTATTGAGACAATCGATTTAGATGAAGGGGAAGTGAAAGATTTTTTTAGCAAAAATCCAGATAACAATCGACTAGGAATTGAATTATTTAAAATTTTAGAAAGTACATACATAGAAAAGCAAGCAAATTTGTTAGCCATTAACTTTCAAAACTATTTACAGGGTAAGTATGATAAAAGCCAATTTAATAAGTATATAAATTTAATAAAAAAATTGATGCACATATTTTTGAAGTAATTAATAATGACTTGCAGTATCCTGAAAGGCTCCATGGACAATCCATACCTTGTGAAGGATTGCCAAAAGATGCCACTGATTACAACAAATATTGGGAATTTGAAAATCTTTTAGTTAGTGACTTCAAAGATTTAGAAGTTGTAGGATTAATTGAGGAAGAAATAGAGGAAACTTCGGTTACATACAGCTCAGTTGTAAGCCCTAAAATTAAGAGAAAGAGAACGCGTTTCTATCATAATTTTTATATTGACCTTTATAGTAAGCTAAAATAAAAGTGGGAAGAGCCTAGAATTTTTTCAAAATGAGTTCAACTCCTATAGTCGGACTTGAACAAAAAAGAAACTGTTGTTAATCATACTTAATCAAAATTAAATGTTATACATGAGTTATACCAGCATGTTATATGCCGAAAAAGCAATTATAAAATCAATTATTTAGGATTTTTGTTCAACTCCCGCCATCTCCACCAAAATTCGTGAAAAGCCCTGAAACGAAAGTTTCGGGGTTTTTTTATTAAGTTAAATATGAAGCGAAATATTTATAAAATGGTCTTCTATTGATTCATGGATATAGGAAATTGACACCTTTATTTCATAACGTACAATAGCGGATCGACATTAGTTTCACATTTCAAAGGCTATTAAAATGGCAAAGAAAACAGTACAGTCAATAGAACCTAATATTGCTGATTTAGCTAATGGCTGGCTTAAATCTTTCAAATTAGATTATAAATTAGAACAAAAATCTTTAAACGATGAGATAGATAAAGCTCTTTTTGATTATTTTACTAAAAATGGTGGAAGTGGTACTAATAGGCCTGATGTAAAACTGTTATTACAAGACAAAAATCTAAACTTTTATCCTATACTTATTGAGTATAAAGGCTATAAAGATAAATTAGTTAAGTTGGACGAAAATGGTCAAGTTGAAAATAAAAATTCAAAAAATGAACCCAACTTTAAAAATATAAATTCATTTGCGGTAAATGGTGCTGTGCACTATGCAAATGCTCTGTTACATCATACAAGCTATACGGATATTATTGCTATTGGTATGACTGGGTATAGGAATGAAAGTGGAAAAATTATTCATGAAATAGGTGTTTATTATGTTTCTAAATCCAATTTAGGTGCAGGACAAAAAGTAGGTGTATATTCAGATTTTTCTTTTTTAGCTCCACAGCATTTTGATGATTTTATTGAAAAAGTCAAAACACTAAGTTTATCTCAAGAGGATTTAGATCGGCTTAAAGCACAACGTGAACGTGAAATTGATATTAGTCTGGTTAAATTAAATAATGATATTTATCATAATGAAAAAGGGCTTGGAGAGAATGACCGCGTTTATCTTGTTGCAGCATCTATTATTGCTACACTTGGTATACCAGGAAAAGTTGCACCTTTAGAAAAGTCAGATTTGAAATCTTTAAATGAAGTAGGTAACCGTGATGGTGATATTATAATAAGAAAAATAAAAGCTTTTTTGAAAGAAAAAGAAATTCGGAAGAAAAGAAAAATTTAATTGTTAGGACATTGGAGAACACGCTTACAACAGAAAACATTAATAAAGTTCAAAGTGGAGAGAGTCAGCTTAAACGTGTCTTTTCTAAAATTGTAGATGATTTAGGTATATATTATAAGATTGGTTTAACAACTGATTTCACTGGTAAGCTCTTCAATGAAATGTATGGGTGGTTGGGTTTTTCTCAAGATAAACTAAATGATGTAGTATTAACACCCTCTTATATAGCAACTTTACTTGTAAGATTAGCTAGAGTTAATAAAGACTCGTATGTATGGGATTTTGCTACTGGTTCAGCTGGCCTATTAGTTGCAGCAATGAATGAAATGTTAGTTGATGCAAAAAAGAAAATTACCTCCCCAGATGAACTTTATCAAAAAGAGATAGAAATTAAAGCTGAACAACTTCTAGGTCTAGAACTGCTTTCAAGTGTTTATATGTTGGCAATTTTAAATATGATTTTAATGGGAGATGGTAGCTCTAATATTTTAAATAAAGACTCATTAAATGATTTTGATGGGAAATATGGATTTGGTGATACAGATAAAAAGTTTCCGGCCGATGCGTTTGTACTAAACCCGCCTTATTCAGTTAATGGCAATGGAATGAATTTTGTGGAAAAAGCACTGGGTATGATGGAAAAAGGCTATGCAGCTATTATCATACAAGGCTCAGCAGGTTCTGGTAAAGCTATTGAATATAATAAAAGAATTTTGAAAAAAATACCCTAGTAGCAAGTATAAAAATGCCAATAGATTTATTTATAGGTAAAGCAAACGTTCAGACTTATATATATGTTTTTAAAGTTAATGAACCTCATCATCCAGATGAAATGGTAAAATTTATTGATTTTTCCAATGATGGGTATACGAGAACTAACCGTAAAAAGGCGAGTAATAATCTTAAAGATACTGATAATGCCAGAGAACGTTATGATGAGTTGGTGAAATTAGTCCGTTTTGGGAGAAGTCAACTTAAAATTTTGAGTAATAATGAATATCATGAAAATACTATAGATCCTGAAAATGGAGCGGATTGGAATCAAATAGCACCTATAGATACTAAGCCAACAATTGAGGATTTCAAAAAAACTGTTGGAGATTACTTAGCATGGGAAATTAGTAGTCTTATTAAAGGAAATATTAAGGAGAATAGTAAACTGGGAAAGTAGATACCTTGCTTAACCATAAACTAGCTGGGGTTAAGTGGGGAGAGTTTAAAATAGGTGAGCTGTTTGAAATAGGGACAGGTTCCCTTTTATCAAATAATGAATTAAAGATAGGCATGATACCAAGAATTTCAGCTAAGTCTGATAATAATGGAATATTAGGTTATTTTGATACAACTAATATTGAACATGCAAGACACTTTCAAAATTTTATAACAGTGAATTTTTTTGGTTCTGATGGAGGTATTTTTTTTCATCCATATATTGCTAGTGTTGAGATGAAAGTACATACTTTAAAAATTAATCATGTAGATATGAATAAAAAAAGTGGAAACTTTATAGCTTGTGCATTAAAACCAGCTTTAAAAGGGTTTGGATATGGGACTCAATTATCAAGCTCTAAACTTAGAAACTCAAATTTTAAGATTCAATTACCAATAAAGGATAGTCAGATAGATTTTGAATTTATAGAAAGTTTTATTTCAGATCTAAGAAAAATATATATTGATGATCTTGAGGATTATTTAAATTTAAATGATTTTAAAGATTGTGATTTAACTAGTGAAGAAAAAGAAGCTCTCAAAGATTTTGAAAATTTAAAATTTGAAGATTTTAATATAATAGATATTTTTAATATCAAGAATACTAGTAATATTTTATCGAGAGATATTATTCAAGATAGTGGCATTATTCCGTACTTATGTGCTAGTAGTGAAAATAATGGTGTAAGTAGTTATATTTCTTATGATTTAAAGTATCTGGAAGAAGGCGGATGTATTTTTATAGGGGGGAAAACATTTGTTGTTACGTATCAAGAGAAAGACTTTTTTCAAATGATAGTCATAACTTAACTTTAAAACTAAAGCAAAATTCATATAGAGATAAATTAAATTATTTATTTATCGCGACTTGTATTAAAAAAAGCTTAGGGTATAAATACTCATGGGGTGATAGTATTAGTCATAAAAAAATACAAAAAGATAAAATCTCACTTCCTGTGATTAATCAACAGATAGATTATAATTTTATGAGAAATTTTATTGGTGCGATTCAAAAAATGATAGTGAAAGATATTTTGGTTTATATTAATAATCTTAAAAATGATAATTGGTAATCTAGAACCTCCCCTATATTTTATTTAAATAAAATATAGGGGCTTATAAGGAAAATAAGTATATAAAATTTTTAAAATGATGTAGGGATAAGTTATAGTAATTTTTTTTAATAGAGTCCTATAACATATGACTTCAATTTTGTCTTTTAAAAAGTGCAATATTATGTGTATATACGCAAGGGAATAACTAGCTAAACAGTATGCAGGGACATACTCTGAAATTTGGGGAAATTTCAAAACATGATTACTCCGCTGGGGAGCGATTTAAGAAAGGGTAATCATTGATTTTTGAATAAATTTATAAAATTTGGTTAGATCAAATGAACAACTTAATAACGAGATTTTTAAGTAATCTGGGGCAGTGGCATGAAGTTGCGCTGACAATGACTAAAGCGATAATTGCAATAGGAGTGTTGTGCTTAGTTGCATACCTTTTAACAATTGGCTATATCCCTTCAGAAATTAGCTTTGGCGATACATTCATTTTCTTACTGATTTTTACCGCGTTCTCTATTGCTTATACTGTATTAGGATTTATGCTTTTTATCTTTGGCGCATCCTTAGCACCAGTAACATATCTTGTCTTAAGCTGGGTTGATAAGTATTTACCACCACATATTAAAATTGGGAAAAAACTTCCTTTTCCAAAGATTAATATTATTACATTATTTGGCTCTCTTTATCTTTTATACGTTATTCATGGCATATTTTTATTGCATTGGAAAGTCAATCTATACATAGGTATTACCGTATTTTTTATTGCCTTTGCGTATTACCCTTTTATATCAATCGGCTGAAGATTAAAGAATGTAATATAAAATTTGAAAATCTAGCAGATATTGTTGATGATCCTGATGTAAGTGAGCATCTTAAAACATTTGCAATAAAAAAATTAAAGAGATTAGAAACGCATATTAAAGATAGCTTAGAAATAGTGTTTTTATTAGCTTAACTCCGCTTGTACCCCTGATTCTTATTGGTGATGTTGGTAAAGTATTTCTTAATACCACTATGCAAAATACTGGGGTAAGAATAGAAAAAGCGACTTTATATATCAAAGAACCTTATGCCAATTTAATTGAATTACCAAAAACGACTACTAAAGAACTGAGCCAGTATCAAACCTTTATTTTTAAAGATGTTAAAGTATTATTTCAAGGCATTGGTAAAAGCACTTTAATTTCTTATAAGGTGAAGGATATTGAAAAGCAGCTAGTCATTCCTAATGAATACATTACTGTAGAACGAACTCAGAAGGCCGATAAGTAAAGTTATATATCACTCGTTATTAATTAGTTATTTGGGTATCCCCAAGGCCCCGTGCCACAACAGAACTTTAATTCTCTCTAGAAAAAGCCCTGAATAATCAGGGCTTTTTCTAGCTTAGATCAATTTTTACATTCAATATCATTTAACGGCGAATCAGTTTTCATAATGATTTTTTCAATTTTGGGTTGAAGTAACAAAGCCTCTTTTGAAAGTTCTTTCGCTTTAGCTGATATCTCACTTCCGCTTTTTTCTTTAAGTTTTATATATTTTTCAATATATTTATTACTTACACATAATGAATCTAATGCATCAATTGACATCTTACTTTTTTGACCCGAAGCCATCAAATCTAGGTCATCATTAAGCTTTATGTCTAAAGAATCGTAAGTTGTATTGACTGCATACATTAAAAAAGTGGCATAACTTAGCAACTGATCATTAGTTTGAGTTACCTTGTTAGCTTCATTGTATGCTGCTTTATATAAGAATTTTGTGTAATAAAGCTGATTAAACTGGGCATAGAGTGATGCTTCATATGCTTGGGTTATATCAGCTTCAGTAATTCCAAGTTTTTGAGGGCGGACTTGGCTACATGCTACCGTTAAAAGAGACAATAAAATAATACAAAGTTTAGATTTCACAATTAATTAACCATTTCTTATTCAGGCAGGGAATAACTAGATTTAGCTATAACTAATTTATAAAATTAGCTATATAAAGCTCCTATTAATTGGAGCTTTATATAGTAATATTTGATTAATATTTTCAATTATTTACAAACTTGTTGAAAAGTTGCTAGAGATTTGTCTTTGCTATCTCTTAGCTTGATAATTTCATTTCTTGCTTCATATAGTTGCTTAACACTTTTCTTGGTGTCTTCGGTGATATTGGCTTTATATCGCTCATCCATATTATTTATATAGTTTTGCATGTAGACGGTCAGCCAACAGACATCGTTGAGATCGGTATAGTCAAACTTATTTTTATCTAAGCCAGTTAACCAATTACCATACTCATCATTCAGTAGACTTTGTGCAGTTCTTACTTTTACAAAAGTATTTTTGAAAATGATCTCTTTTAGAGCTGGTTCTTGTTTTATGTCTTTATTGGCTTCCAAAATCAACTTTCTATTATCAGTAACGTAATTCTTGAAGTCCTTTTGAATAAATGTATCTACATCCTCTTTTCAGATGCTTTACATCCATTGAAGCCAACCAAAAGAAGCGGTGCTAAAAATATTAATATCGTTTTCTTCATATTATTACTCGTGACTAGAAACTACTGAGCGGCGGTGTATATTGATATTGTCGTATAAACTGCGATACGGTAGCACTATCATACGGATAATTAAATACTTTTTATATATCCTCATTAATAGGCATGGTCGATTATTAACATGAATAGGCTAAACTAATTAAAAGATATCTCTTAAAAGAGGAGTCTTTCATAAAGAAATCTTCTATTGACATAAAGATGACTTACTCTGAAATTTTAAATAACTTTCTAAGATATTAACCCTATATGGTTACATATAACTTATTTTTTAGTTTAAGTAAGTTTTGATATTATTGTATTGAAAATTAGAGCAGGAACTATAATGACAAGTCCTATTTTTTTACAAGACCTTCCTATTGAACAATTAGAAAAGCTTTCAAAAAATGATATTCAAAAGATTTCTAATGCTGAAAAACTCTATTGGGATAATAAACCTCATATTATTTACTACGTGGCTGTACATGGTGCTAAAACTCAGAACGATGGTTTAGTTAATGTATCTTCTACTAATACAAAAATTAAAGGATTATCTATTGCCCGTGTTGGAGATGAAGTTATTTATGCAGATGGCACAACCTCCAAAATCATCTCTGGTGCTGGTACAGCATGTATTGTTGATGGATCACCGGTAGCTCTAGTGGGCAGTCGATTAGAAAATGGGGATGAAATTATTGAGATTCCGAATAATACTATTGCGATTAGAATTTACAAAGATCAGGCCTTACCTCAAAACTTTTTGAGTCATGACTAATTTTTAAGGGGTAGGCTATGGCTAAAGGTTTTGCGATTCACAACGCTATTACTGATCATGGTGGAGTTGTTCCATCTACACAATCGAGAAGTTCTCAGATGGGAAACTTGTTTGTTAGAGCTGGTGATGGTCATATGTGCCCTAAATGCAGGTGTTGGTCAGTAGTTATTAAAAGTCATGACCATGTGATTTTTGATGGTAAACCAGTAGCATATGTGGGTGATAAATTATCATGTGGTGCAACGATTCAACCACAACAGTCTCATGTTGTAGGAGAGAGTGGTAGTCCTTATTCTGGAAAGGACAACCAAAAAGATTCATCTATTAATAAAAAATTTGATGAGCAAGTTCAAGTAGAAATCAATAACAGTTTTTCAGAGCTTTTTGCAGGATTAGGCTATAGACTTAAAGTTGGAGAAAAGGTCATTGAGGGAACTTTAGATTCTAATGGCAAAACAGAAAGATTTGAAACTCAGAATGCTGCACAGGTTTCTGAATTTGAAATCTTTTTAAAGACAAAATTAAATATTTCTCAGATTTAGATGGAGAAGAGTAAAATGGGCTTTAGTATTCTTGAAAATAATTTAGATAAAATAATTACTAATAATAAGAAAGATAGCTTAGCCAAATTGAAATTAAGGACGAGAACTTTAACAGCAGGGGAAATTGAGTTATGCCAATTAGTCTATAAAAATACAATAGATTATTCTAAAGTTACAATTATAGAAGGTAGTTTTTTCCATTTGATTTACAGAATGAAGATACTTTTGTGACTCCAAATGGCTTTGTTGCATAAAGATTTTAAAGAAAGAGCTTTCCTAAGTTGTTTAAATTTAAGTGACAACTTGGGTGTGAGGTCGGCCGAGCTCCGTAAACTTATTTAAGATGGCCACACGTGCATGCATCTCGTTGACTTGGCTATCAAAATTCCGAGCACTGAGCTTATCGCCTAATAATTTGATGCAGTGCATCTTGGTTTCTACCAGACTTCGCTGATGGTAGCCCGACCATTTTTTCCATAGTGTCCTGCCTAAACGTTTAACAGTGCGAAGTAATTCATTTCGCTCTAGCGAATGAACTTTTGTATCTTTCCAAGGCTTCGCATTTTTTCTGGGTGGAATAATCGCATGGGCATTTCGATCTGTGATCAACTGGCGACACCGCTTTGTGTCATAAGCACCATCGGTATAAACGGAGTCAATATGCTCATCTTGAGGAATCTGATCGAGTAAATCACCAAGTACTTGTGAATCACTGACATTATTTGTCGTAAGCTGAACGGCACGTATTTGCAGTGTTTCAGCATCTATACCAATATGCAGTTTACGCCATTGCCGACGGTATTCAGGCTGATGCTTCTTACGCTTCCATTCGCCTTCACCTAAAAATTTTAAACCCGTAGAGTCGACGAGTAGGTGTAACCCATCACGACTTTTCTGGTAGCTAATTTGAATATCAATATACTTTTGTCTTCTACAAAGCGTCGTGAAGTCTGGTGCTGTCCAATCTAATCCGCAAAGTTTAATTAAGCTTTGAACAAAACCAGTAACCATGCGTAAAGTGAGTCTAAATAGAGATTTGATCATCAAACAGCATTGAATCGCTATGTCGGAGTAGGTTTGACTTCGACCTTGTTTGCCTTGAGGTTCTGCATACCATTGTGTTTTTGGATCGAACCAAATGGCAATATTCCCACGATTAATGAGAGCTCGGTTATATGCGGGCCAATTGGTTGTGCGGTAGATTTTGTGTGTAGGCTTCTTCATTTGGAAATTATATTGCCGAAGGAGTCCTTAAGAACAGCTTTGTGCAACAAAGCCACTCCAAATGGACATATTTTCATTCCAACCAAACATTTTTTATTGGATTATAGTAAGGAAGATATAAGCTATAAACATTTATTTATTCACGAAATGGGGCATGTTTGGCAACATCAAAGAAAGAATAGAGTACTTATAAGTGCGGGAATAGCACAGGCATGTACAGTTTTTAAGGACCCATATAAATATAATATACATAATGCCGACACTGTGGCTGACTATGTCAGATATAAGAGTAATAAGAAATTTGTAAATTACAACCTAGAGTCACAAGCAGAAATTTTTGCAGATTACTGGGCATTAAAAACAAATAATTTACAGGCTATTAGTAGAAAAAACTTAATCAATATAGATAGAAATAACTTACAGGCTACAATAGCAGTCTATGAAGCAAAAATAAGAGAAGTAATTAAGTAG